GATTTTTTAATTTCTTTAATGGCTTCATTTAAATCACCTGTTAAATCATCTTTAACTTCATACAGCTCATCAGAAAGTTTATCCACACTTTCATCTAGTTTAACTAAAGAGTTAAGAACATGTTGGTACCAAGTGCGTCTTAATACATCAACTTCGGAGTTGTCTTTGGCTTCGTCTGTCAATTTATTAATCCCCTGGTGTTAATTTATTTCCACAAAAAGGACAAAAATTAATGCTTACGCCATAATTGTGTATTTGATGGTGGCTACGTTCTTCAGTCAATTCGATCCAGGAAATTACCCAGCCATAAGTTTCATGCCATTTAAAAATACTTGGATTACTATCTTTAATTCCTAACCAATCCTCACAATCACAAAATACCATAAAACACCAGAAAGTATAGGGGCCTTGGTAGGCCCCTTACCTTTAATTTAATTATAGATTACGTGTTCCTGGAGGAGTATAACCGAACGGACCAGCAGTCCTGCCACCGAAAGTAGACCAACCCTCAGCTGGGAACTGTTTCGGGACGTTTGTGCCATCGTCAACAGAGTATCGGGTGTCAGTAACATCAAACTTAGGTGCGTCTGTGGCACTATTTGACCTACGATTGCCCATCCCCATAATAGCAAATTCGTCATTACGGGTTCTCTTAACAGTTGAACCCCATACGAAAGGATTCTCAGAGTAGTCCCCTTCCATAACAAAAGGAGGAACTCCTGGATTCATAAGGGTATCTTTATCGGCGAAGCCCAAACTTGTTTGTGTATAGTCAGCAGAGCTTCTTACTCCACCAACCAAAGCACCAAAATTAGACATACGCATACCAAAATTCCTACCTTGAGCTGTGATACCACCAGTCATCGTGTCGCCCAAACCAGTATGATTGATTTGAAAATTATCAAAATTATATACCGCCATAGTTAATCTCCTCTTTTAATTTTTATAAGTTAAGTTACAAAACCTTTACTTATATTATAGGACACAAAATCAGATTTGTTAAATTTTTATTTTTAAATTTCTTCTATTCCTAATTCATCCTGAATTATTTGTGCCATTAGAAATGGGTGCTCAACAAATAGACTTCTTTTCTTCTCTGAATAATACTTAATCATATCATTGATTTTCTCATGTATTTCATCCTCAATTTCTTGATCGACAGTCAAGTTAATTACTTTCTTGTTTAAGTCAATTTGCTTTACTTCACCGCCAGCACCATCTACAAGCTCGTGGATTTCATTAAGCATTTTTGAATCAATTTTTTCATAAAGAACCCTCAATCTTTCTTGCATATTTATCCTCACTCTATTTCATTTTTTAAAATTAAGGCCCATGAAACGTCTTCATTTTGGGTATTAGTTGTTAAGGTAATGCTCTCTCTATCATTGCACATAGGACACTGTAGCTCTAAAATAATATTTGCACTTTCTTTCATCGGGCGAAAAAAACATCGCCCTATAGTGCCACAATCACATTTGTAGGAAATACTTGTCATATTATTTTGTAGTATTTGCATTATTTTCCCCCAACATCGCATTTTAATTCATTTAAGGTGCATCCAGGTAATTGATGAACTTCGTGATGGCAGTTAACGCATAGGGTTATGCCGTTGTCCACATCACAACTTTCTATGGGATTGTTAATTACTGGGTCGATGTGGTGGGCGTGAAGTTCCGTTTCAATGTTGCTCTCCTTATTTATACCACATTTTTGGCAGGTCCAATTATCCCTTTCTAAAACCATCTTTCTAAATTGAGGTTGCATCTCACGGGAGGTTGCTGGGGCGTAGCCTTCTGGCCACTCTGTTTTCCAAAAAATTGGGCACGCTTGTTTACAACCATCAGAACAATAAAATCTGGCCTGGCCGGCGCCGATAACACCCTCTATAGCTCTTATACGATTTCTAACATGGGTTTGTTTTGGTACTAATATTTTATTACAATACAAACAATTTACCCCAAGTAAATATAAGTCGCCCTGTTGTATAATATGAACCTGCTCATACTTTTCAAGTTGATGTGCGTAGGTTTTATATAAAGGTAGATTTAATTTTTTAACTCCACCCTTATATGTAGGACTTCTTTCTCCAAATTTACTTTTCCAATAACAAACCGGGCACCCGTGGTTATTTATAAAAGTATCCCAAGCTATACTATGAATATTACTACATTTTTTACACCTGTATTCTAATTTTGTTTTACTATTAATATACTCTGTGGAAAGTAACTCTAAATTCTTTTCAAAAAATTTTTGTTTAATAAAAATTAAAGTCGGTTTAACATCCTCATTATAACAATAAAAACACCCAGTATCCTTTTTAATATTATTAAAACTCATAGAGTGGCTATGCCCTCTATCACAAATAAAATCTAATTTAATATCACTACTAACATATTCTTTAGAAAGTAGTTTCCACCCTTTCTTTTCAAACTTCCCCTTTACAAACTCATATGTCAATTTTTTGCCCATAATATCTCCAACTTAAAGGTCAAGTCTAAGCCTCATCATTCTAGGAAAACGCATTCTCCCATTATTTCCAAATTTTTGGTGCCTTATCTCCACAATTTTATCAATCAAATCATTTTTATCTTTATAAGTTCTTCTAAATTTTAAATCAAAGCCTGATCCTACTTTACATTCTATCCCGTTATTTTGCTCAACAACTAAAGCCAGTAACATTTCCTCAGTAAACATCCTACCATTTTCTATCACAGGGAAATTTCCTACCACAATATTTTTTATAACACAGTCCGACTCTATTTCCTCAGAGTTGTAATTAAGGTTCCTTTTTAACTTTACTATAGCATCCGAACGTTTGAAGTCATAGGATTTCTTGGGATCGCGTAGCATGCATCCTTCATATCCCATATCAAAATAATCACTCAGAACTTCATAAACATGCTCATTACTTATGACTCTTTGTTCCACAGGTTTTATAAACTTTGTTTCTTCAATAGTCCAATTAGCTACTACTATTGATTTATTTTTCTGAGATAAGAAGTCTTCTGCTTGCCCAACTACAAATACGTGGTATTCAATACCTTCGGCATCTCCAGACGTAAAACTCATTACCGGACCTTGAATATCTTCAAACTTTAGCCCGTGTTTGTAGAGCTCGCCATCAAAGAATGTATATCCATACTTATTATAAAGAAATTCTAAATCTTCTTTAATATAATCTACCGTAACAAACTCATGGCCCTTTCTTGATAACATTTTCCAACTTCCATCCAATCTTAAAGCAATATTTCTAAGACCATCGAGCTTAGGGGACACTATCCACTTAGAATTCTTATATTTTTTATCTGGTGAATAGGTGTTTGCCAGCTGCACTTCAAAAATTGGAAAAATTCCTGGGTATGCTTCTAAAATTAGTTTGGAACTTATACCGCTCTGCCAACTTTTATTAAGGATACCAACTACTAAATCTTGTGATCCCTTATCAAGTAAGGCCAACAGTTCTAAAACCCTACTCTTATTCTGCTTTGGTGATAAACAGCCCAAGCAGTCTACTATTACTGAAGTTACTTTATTATAAATTTCTTCGAAGCTAAAAGGTCCTGGTTCAGGAATATCTTGCTCTTTAATTTTAATATGATACATAGCAAAAGGGTTGTACGTGCTCTCAATTACCCATCTCAACATATCACTATCATGACTCAGCAGTATAGCTTGCTTTTCAGCAGGCTTAGACGTGCCTTTTATTTCTTTTAATAGTGTTGATAAACTCATTTTTTAAGTTCCTCATATCTTTTATAAATTGCTCTACGAAAATCCATATAATATCTGTCAATTAAGTATTCAGGGTTTTCCATAACCAGGGTCAACAACCTATCTGAATCCATCTCACCTATCCATTCTATAAAATCGTCGTCATCACTCATTTAATCACCTCCAAAGTATCCCTTCTTCTCCAAATTGGTTTTATTTCTTCTAACTCTTCTGACGGAGGTGGCGGAGTATATGATTCCCTAATTGGCTCCCTACCTGCAGGCTCTATTTCTTCCCTACTAAATAGATTTATAAACTTTTTACAGTCGCTACAATACACATCGTATATACTTGTCGTATGATATACACCAACCTCACGTGGATAGCCTATAGGAACCCAATCTTTATGTATGCATGTCGTATCACCCACCATTACCGAAGAATCCCAAGGCTTTATACCTCTACTTTCTTCTTCGGGAGATACTAATCTACCAACTAAATTATCACATCCTCCAAAATGGCCACACTTTTTACAAATCCAACAACTGTGACAGCCTTCTTTGCTGTACTCTTTTTCTGGCTCTTTACATTGGCACATTTTTTATAGCCTCAAACTAAAATTTAGTAATAGAATTATATTCTTCTTTAACAGCTTTAACAGCCTTTTTTAGTTCCTCGAATGTTAAAATTATTTCAGTCCCACCGTATCCATACCCCTGTCCTGCAACAAGTAAAGATATACCAACAGTTCTATCTTTTCCATCTTGAACACATACTATCTCTTGGTCTACTATTGAATAATCGCTAAATATATCCATAATTAAATCTCCTATACTAAAATTTTATGTAAAAAATATTTCGCGCTATAAAGGGATAACAAAAACTTATCGTTCCATTTAATAGTAACTCCTATTGTAACACGCCTATACTTTAATGTCAAGTAAATTAATATGCTGGTAATAATAACACAAGTTATATTGGTAATAAATACTGGTAAGTCTTTGATATAGTAACCGTAGTATGTATACCATAACTGGCCATGCAACACTATTAACCACATAATTAAACTTACTTCTTTGCTGGTTTTACTTTTTATTAGCTTGTATATTTGGGGACAGCCAGATAAGGCCATACTAATTCCTACAAGTAGCATCCATGTTTTCATTTTAATTCTCCATCATCTTTTATAACCCCAGACCTTGTTAAAATAAAACTTGCGTCAAATATACCTCGTTCAAAATCTTCTACTTCCCACACCTTATCTTCAAGACTTTGTGGAGTTTCTTCCCCACGAAGTAAAGCTCCAGCAGCATAATCATAACCAGCTATGTATTGTTTTGAGTTGGCATTCATTTTGTTTTCCTCATATAATACATTAATGCTTCTGCGGCCAACAGTCTTTCATACTCAGTAAGAGTGACTGTAAAATCCTCATCCTTACCATATCTGTACAGTTTCTTCCAGGCAGAGTCTGCTGTATCAAGACGCTCTTTATGAAAATCTTCGCAATGCTTATGGTATTGTTCTGTATTCATTTTAGTTCCTCGATAAATTATAAAAATCTAAAATATTAACCATCACTATATTTTCTACTATATCATATTTTGGATGTTCTGTCAATGGTGAGTTTGTATTTGCATCTTCTAGCCCCGCGAAAAGTTTTTCCGCCTCGGACTTTACCTGTTCTAAAGTCCATAAACCATTCTTAACTTCAAGAAACTTCTGCGCGTCTGGCCTAAAAACTACAAGCTCGCCAGTCTTTAAGAACTCTATCCCCATAGTTAGGAGCCTAAGACAGTGGGCAGCGTTCTTTAAATCATAACCATATTTTTCTACTATGGCCTTACGCTTAGCTCCCATGTAGCCTTCGTAAACTTGTCCCTGAGACATTTTCTTTAACTGAGAAAATGCGTAACCTGCAAAACTTTCGTAGGCTAATTTAGAAGAAAAGGCTTTTCTATTCCTAATCAATCTTTTACCAAATAGGGTTTGCATTAAGTAGTGCTCTTCATTAATCCATAACATACTCAAAACATTTGGGTTAGACTTGAGCAATAAATTAACAAACTTACGAAGTTCATAGGACACGGTATCAAATCTGCCAACAAACTTATCTATTGACTTATCATACCTTCTACCAGCTCCAAGGCCTACATAATACTTTAGGGGAGCTATATAAATGGACATAATATCTATATCATCGATAGAATTTGGGTCTGGGTTATGCATGCCATGGGCTATACTCCCTCTATAGCCTGATAGAATAGTATTATCTGGAAACACTTCTGATGGTATATCTTTTAATTCTAACATTTTAATCCTCCTAAATATATTCCTTTACCCCGCCAAAAGTTTTTCTATGCAAAGGACTTGGCCCATGAAGTGCTATTGCAATTCTATGCTCTTTAGTCCCGTATCCGTGGTGTTTTTCTAATGAATACTTATCATATTTCTTAGCAAGATCTTCTATAATAGTGTCACGAGTTACCTTAGCCAATACACTTGCTGCTGCTATAGAAAGAACTAATGAATCCCCTTTAATAACTTGTTCCTGAGGAGCCTCAATATTTTCTAACAATACTGGCCCATCTACAAAGACATAATCATATTGTTTAAGATCGTAAAGAGCTAACTTCATAGCTAATTTTGCAGCCTCACGTACATTAATCTCCTCTATAATCTTATTATCAATTATACCTATACCACAATCACAAATTGTTAAAATATCTTTTGCTAACTCCTTCCTTTTTTCGGCCGAAAGCTTTTTTGAGTCATTTACTCTACCCAAAAAAGCTTTAGCAGCATAGAAAGGTATATGAACTGCCGCGGCCACTATTGGGCCAAACAATGACCCTTCTCCAACACAATCAGTCCCAGCTACATACTTATACCCTTTACTTATAACTGCCTTCTCAAAATCATAAGAGGGATAATTCATAAATTACTCCTTTTAAATACAAAAACTTATTAACAAATCACTTAAGTTGACCGCGAGAAGCGCTGTTCAGTTTTCTGCCAAGCTGTGGGCGCGGCAACTTAGTTCTAAACGTTAATTTAAAACAATTATATCATATTTGTGAACCAAAGCCAATAACTATCTGCAAATTTTTGTTAAATTCAAAAGTATATTATTGCACATTACTCCGTAACTGTAGACCTAAATTGCGCCAAACAATCTGGGGCATCTAAAGAAACTGCTGGTGTAGCTACTCTATCTGCCATACGATCTGATTGTTTTGATAAAGCCTTCTTTAGTTTACTTACTGTTTTCTTACGTGTCCAATAATCATCTGGTCGCATTGACGTTTGAACTTTTGGTCTTACGTTAACTTTTTCTGGCGCGAAAATAAAATCTTTACAAGCGCGAGACTTATTAACTTTAACTTTACTATTTGGTTTAAGTCTACAAAAACTAGCATTTTCATAGGCACAAACTACACATTTAACTTTACCTTTAAAATCTTCCATATTAATTCTCCTTTTATTTAGCAACTATATTAAGCCAACACTCTTCTGGATGAAAATGGAGCCTTGTTAAATTAAGGCCCTCTAACTCTTTTTGAACTATAGGGAGCTGGACCATCTTCCATCTGTTTCTTACCCAATCCTCACTTTCATCCGCTACGGAAACAATAAACTTATCATTTATAGACACCTTAATATCCATTAATTCTCCTCATCATCATAATCATCATCTTCTTCCATATCATCAAAGGATTCCCAACCACATCTCTTGCAACGAACGGCTTCCCACAAATCATTATCAACTACACTTAAACTAGGATTTCCACACATTGGGCATTCTTCAAACATAGTTACCTCCTATAATATCTCGTTCAAAGTTTTTATTTTTTTAACTCTCTTATCACTATACCAGATTCCCCAAGGTTTTGCAAGTAAAAAGTTTTGAGTTCCTGGGCTATGCTCCAACATACTTTCAATATTAGGAACATAATCATCTACAAATATATCTAAAGATAATTCTTTTCCTATTAGTCCTTTTGATTGCCCGCGAGAAATATGTGTAACACTATCAACTTTTAATTTATGCTTTTTAAGCCAAGCTTTAGTATTATTTTCTTCTCCTTGGGTGCGGGCAGTTACTATGTGTATACTATGCCCTCTTGATTTAAGTTCAGACAATGTCTTTTTTACGCCCACAAACGGTTTTGCTGACAACAAAAAGGAAGTATCTCTTGTTATAGCATCAAGGTATTCAGCTATATTTCTATTATGATATTTATTCTCTGTATAACTACACTCATAAAAATTGTAATTTTCAAAATCCTCTAAAGTTAGTTCTACCCCATAATCATTTCTTAATGAGGATAGGGCACTAGCCATTAAGGCGCAGCATACTTCATCCAAATCCAAACCTATATTCATACTTTAATTTCCTATTAAATGCAGATACTGCTTCTCTTGTCGCTTGTTCTCCTCACTCATAGTAGGGTGTGAAGACATCACCCAACCATCCTTCTCTACTCCGGAAATAATTGACCAATCATCTTCAGAGATAATCTCATAATCACTATATCTACTATTAATTATTTCCATATCATCTGGGTACTTCTCGAGCATTTTCTTCAATTCGGCCACATTCATACTTTAATCTCCTATTAATAAATACAATCACAGCGCATATAACCATAAACGTATCTGTCAATTATAGCCTCTGGTTTTGGTTTATCGTAAATACGTTCCTTCCACTGATCAACTACTCCACAGTCAGGACACTCTTCGTAATGAAATAAATACCAATAAGACTTTTTTATTTTATTCTTTTTCATATTAATTCTCCTTATTTAATTATTTAATACATTATACCAAAAATTAAATAAAAGTCAAACTATTTTATAATTATTGTTACTACAGCTGGCGAAGAGACTCCTTTGTTATTAGATGCTTTAAATTTAAAAGAGTCTATCATATTTGGCGGAGTATATCTATTAGTGTAATTAAAGTTCCCAGTAAAATTATCTAAAGTAAGCCTACCATATGGAGGAATAGTAACTAGTGAATATTTTGTAACGTCCCCGTTAGCAGTAAGTTTTCCAGAGACAGTTCCCTTTTTTAACACCGAAATACTTAAATCGTTGGCTACTGGTATGGTAGGTATGTCTGGAACAACGTATGTATAGTTGAAAGCATTGGAATGTGCAGATTCATTCCCAGCAATATCAACAGCAGTCAGGGTAAACTTATTAGTCCCTACAACTAAATCCACTGGACAGGCTAAATTCCTAGCCATAGGGTCTTTAGTTTCACACAGAATAGGATCCCCAGGCTTGGCCCAGTTATTATAAAGTCTAAATCCAGACACCCCTATTCCAGAATTATAATCCCAATTTATACTTACCGTTTTAGCATTTACTACAGCAGGTATAAGTATAAATAATAATAATTTTAAAATTGTTTTCATATTAACCTCTATTATTTTATAGGTGTATAACCATATTGAGTTATTGTGCCCCAATCTATTGAGGCTGTAACTCGCTGCACCGTATCCAATGGATAAATTGGGGCCTGATTTATATAATACAAACGACTTTCCTTTTCAAATTTCTCTGTACATCTTACATTTTTAGGAAAGACTACCTCATCATTACCAAATACTATATTAAAAGCTTCTGATATGTCTAATAATACCTTTAGAGGATCTATTAATAAATCTTCGTACCTAACTAAAATTATTTTCTTATATATCTCATTATTAGTTCCGTTTATAAAAGGTAAGTGGCCTCTATATAAGTCGTTATACTTAATAAAAATTTTTTCTGGTGTATCATCTTCTACTATAAAATCATGTTTGTTATCTACAAGCCAGTTTAATATAGAAGTGTACCATGTATATGGATTTTTTATTATAACTATACAATACACATTTGATTCCAAAGCCTTACGTGCTAATGCGCTCCTTGGATCATCTTTAAATAAATCAAACCATTCTGGCATATCTATATTAATAGGCCCATGCTTCCAGCCAAACTCATGCGTTAGTACATCAACATCACAGAAATTACGTAATATAATGTTGGCTAGGTAAGTTGTACCGGTACGCTGTATTCCAAATATCTTTATATAATCCATGATGGTTCCTTATCCACATTTAGAATATGCACATTCAGAGCAGGAAATGCATCCCTCTTTTCTTATTAAAAGGCCTTCGCCACATTGTGGGCATTTTTGTTCCTTGCTATATTTATACTCTTTAACATAAGAGCTAAGAACTCTTGCTATAACTGTGGAGTAAGCTGTGATATCGCCGTTAGCTTTCTTCAACTGATCTACTATGAACTCCAAAGGTGTTCCATGACGCATAGCCAGCGATAGTAACCTTGTAATGGAACGTTGTTCGCTATCCATAAGGGTGTGAGCTAAGTCTTTATATTCTATTTCTTGATTTCTAACCATAATCTCAAGTGAATATTTTCCACCATCTCGTTTAATAATCTTTCCAGACTTACAAGTTTTAGGAATATATAAACCACTATCATCATTAACTTGCCCGCAGAACAGTTCATATGGCTGATTTTCTAAAAGACCTACTAAAACTAACCAAGCTTGTCCTTTAATAGAACAGTGGTGAATATTGCACGAAAGCTCATTTAATCTTTTTGGTGCACACACTGGAGTAATAAATTTTGGTCTATTATCTTTACATAACTGTGTCTTACCGGCCCCCTCAAACTTAGCCTTATTAGTAATAGGATCTTCAAAAATAAGGATGCCTTGACGGGAACCATCTCGATAAACAGATACTGCCCTAACGTCATTCTTATAGGCCTGCATATAAATATTCTCAACATCCTCTATTGTAGCTGATGCTGGTAAATTATAGGTGCAAGAAATAGAGGCATCCATCCATTTATAGACAGCGCTCATAAGCTTAATCTTTTGCATAGGATTAATTTCATGAGCTGGCTTAAAAAATCCAGCAGGTATATATTTATTAATTATCTCTATCAAAGCTTTACCAATCTTACCATCCTCGTCCTGAATTGAGCCTTGAAAACTACTCATTACCTCATAGTCATTGGAGGCCTTATCAATCTTATTCAAAATATATTCCAAAAGTCTTTGAGGAATAGTAAAGTAATAAATATAATTACCCTTATCTATTGCACGAGTTCTGCGCCAGTAGTAAAGTCCAATTACAGGCTCTATTCCTGAAGAAATACAAGGCGATGGAAATATAGATGACAAAGACCCCGCAGGAGCAATACTCATATGTGCCATATTACGCATAGTTTTAATAGCTGAAGCGTCACCATTATAGAACTCATTAACTATATTTCTAAAATAAGTTGTTCCCATAAAAACAGTTTTATCTTCAACCAGCTCGAACGCTGGAGCGCTACCTTTCTCCAAACCCAATGCTACAGAAGTCCTGAATACAATAGAAGCATATATTTTCATAAAATTTTCTACAGCTTTTACGGCATCATCAGAATCATAAGCTACGTCCTGCTTTAATAACCAACCATGAACATTGGTTATACCCATACCTACTTCACGTAACTGCTCAATGATCCAACGTTGCTGAGATAGCGGGCTTAAATTCTTATCTAGTTCATAAGCTACAACATTATCAGCCATCCTTACTATAGCAGGAACTATTTCATTAAGTTGCTCTACATACTCTTTTGGCGCCGTCGAAAAATGCTCCATATTTAAAGAAGAGAGATTGCAAACTGAGTAGGGTGCCATAAACTTTTCACTGCATGCATTCGAAGAATGAGGTAAAAAGCGGTCATCATTAAAATGATCTGCTATTGCCTTATACATCACACTATTCTGAAGAAGATTTCTATACTGAATACCAGGCTCTGCTGTTTTCCAAGCCCGATCCGCTATAAGCCTAAATAATTTTTTGGCTTTAATTGTTTTCTTAATAACTTCTCCAGAATCTCTAACTGTAAAACTCATTTCCCAATCAGCATCTTTTTCTACAGCTTCCATAAAATCGTTGGTAATTTGGACTGAGATATTGGCATTGTTAATCTTGGTAATATCATCTTTACAGGTAATAAACTCCTCAATATCTGGATGACTGATAATTAAAGACTCAAGAAGTGCTGGCTTACGTCCTTGCTGACCTACGTAATCACCGATTCTATTAAGCTTATCCATCCATGGAATTACGCCTGTGGATTCAATAGCCGCGTTACCTAACTTGCTACCTCGTGGGCGTAGTTTTGAAAAATCTATACCGATCCCTTGTCGGTATGCAGCGCACTTCATCACATCATATTCGCACTGAGCAATAGCTTCTAGAGTATCATCACCTAAAGGGATAGTAGTGCAGTTCATAGTAGAACTTTTTCTGCCTAAACCTATACTGGATAAGATGCTACCACCAGGTCTGAACCAGCCATTCCACATAAGAGTGAACCACGCAGCGGTACAGTTATCTTGTGACTCTTGGCTAAGTTCATAAACAGATAAGCCTTTGGCTACCCTATAGAATACCTCGGCAGGAGTTTCCTTAGTTCCATCAGTTTTAATCATAGCATACTTAGTATTGAAAATGTCTACGGCGTACTTATCACCTGAAAAGTAACCTTCTGCTGTTACAGATTTAACATCCTCAAAATTAATAATTTCCATCTTTAACCCCCTTCAAAAATTTCATGGCGCGCTGAAAAGCGTCCCAATCTCTAATGTTTAATATAGTGTATTTAGCAAATGAAAGTTCCATTTAATCTTCTCCAGCAGCTACAACTTTGGTATTCATTTCAAAATCCTCATCAAAAATACTTTTATGTGATTTAACAAAAACACCTACAAAGGACTCATCGTTAGATAAATAAATTGGCATATTCCATTGCTTAGTAAGAACCCCTTCTTCATCAACATCTTCATGATTGGGCAGTGCAAAAGCTACAATCTCTCTCCGCATCTCTGATGTATAACTACCATCTGATTCTATTTCTAATCTTAACTGTCTGTCTGCCTCAAAACTTTTCTTGGCGGACGAAGTAAGTATGGACATTTCTTGTTTACCTAATACTAATACCCTATCATCACAATCTGGATAATTTTTTTTATAAAATAATAATTGAGCATTTATTTCACTTGTCAACAAAGAAGCTTCTGCTTCAAATCTATCTTTAGGGTCAGAACTATCAATAATATCTTCTAACCTTTTGTCCATCATATTACATCGTTTAATATTTTCCATATTCAATTCTCCTTTAAAATTTTATCGACCTGAACTCCCAAATCCATTAGTTCCTCTAACTGTTTCTTCTAAATTAGTAGTCTCAATAAAGTGTGCTGTATAAACAGGACTAAACTTCATCTGTGCTACTCGCTCGCCCTTTTCAATATTAAGCTCTTCTTGCCCGAGGTTGATAAGTGCTACTTTAATATTGTTTCTATAATGACTATCAATGGTGCCTGGTGAATTCACTACTGTAAGTCCTCGCTTCCATGCTTGTCCACTACGTGGCCTAATTTGAGCCTCAAAGCCCTCAGGCATGGCGATTTGTAATCCTGTGTCTGCCAGGTAACGTTCCCCTGGTTTAATCGTGAAGGCCTCTACAGTGGCTAAATCACAACAAGCGTCTCCTGGGTAAGCGTAAGTTGGAACTACTGCGTCTTCATGCACCTTCTTTAAATAAACTCTGATGTCGTTCATATTTGATTCTCCTATTTAATTATTCCATTGCATTTAATACAAGTTAAATCCTTTCCTCTAAACTCAAATTCTATTCCTCCACATTTTCCACCTTCTACATCATAGTCACATTTTTCCTTCATCCAACAAGGCGAAATTAAAGCGGTAGTTTCCATAACAATATGATCAAAATAATAACCGAAACCTTTAATAATAGATTCTTCTACTATTTTTGCTACCTCATAACGTTTTTCATAGATTGTCTGTATAATCAATTCGTCATGGACTGTAAGAATTAACTCCGCATCATAATCCAATTGTTCGAGGGCTTCAACTACATACACCATGGCCTTCTTAATAGTGTCAGCGTTGGACCCCTGAATAGGTGCATTCTTAGCCTGCCTCTCTATACCCCTGGATATCTTTTTATAATCTGGAGATGACGGATAAGGAACATTATAAAATCTTTTTCTACCAGAAATTGATCTACTATAACCTAACCTTACAGCGTCCCTGCCAGATTTAGTTAAATATTCATAAATGAGGGGATACGCTTGGAAGTAGCCGTTGATTACTTTATCGGCCTCCTTCTCTGATATTTTTAATCTCCTTGATAGTCCATATTTAGACATACCATATACGATTCCGAACCCAATGGCCTTAGCAGGCTTCCTATATTTATTGTTGGCAGCTTCTTCCATAGATACCTTATATACTTCAGAGGCTGTCTTTGTATGTATATCCACCCCATGGTCGTAACAGTATTTAAATGCTGGCTCTTTGGATAAATTACCAAGTATACGAAGCTCAGCACCTGACATGTCTGCTGTGATTAATACGTACCCATCTTTGGCTATAAACCTACTCCTAAACTTTTGTTTCCCAGGAATATTCTGGAGGTTCGGGTTATTGCTTGACATGCGCCCCGTGCTGACCATCTGCTTAAAACTTGTGTGTAATCGACCAGTTACTGGATTTATCTGAGCAAGCAGTGTTTCCCCATAAGTAGATAATAACTTTTGTGTTTTCCTATAATCTAACAACGCATCTATAGCAGGATGGCCGGCATAGTCTTCAAGAACCTCTACACCAGTACTCTCTAGATTAAATCCAAACTTATTCAGCTCTACTAAAAGCTGTTTGTTGCTATTAATATTTACTTTTGATACACCAAACAAAGTGGTTTGGTCTGCTTTAGTAGAGAGAATACTATGCAATGTTTTCTCATGCTCAAACTGCTCCTTCTCTACATCCGCCATTAATTCTCTCCACCTTTCTACATCCATAGTGATGCCATTTAATTCCATTTCACAAAGAGCTTTTACAAAATCAAACTCAAGTTGAACAACATCAGCAAGCCCATGCTTTTCTATCTCTGAAGCTTGCATATCTCTAATCATAGTTAAAATAGTAACATCTACTGCAGCATAATCTAATTGGTATTGTTGAAATTCTTGATAGTAATCCTCAAAAGTTCCTCGTGGCTCCTTATCCATCTCTAATCCAAGATACTTTTTAACAAGTAGTTGTAAGTTAGCTTTAGTAAATAGGCCCAAATTTAATAACTGCTCCACAAGCATTGTATCATAGATATTCTGAATATAATACCCAGCGTTAGCTTTAATCATTTCCATATCATAAGAAGCATTCTGTAATAACTTCTTTATCTTTTTGTTAGTTAAAATATCTTTAAAGAATAGTAAATCTACTTCGCTCTTACTAATATCTTTTCTAACATCGAATATACATACTCTTCCTTCCGCGCCAAATTGCAATAATACTACCTTTGAGGTATAAGGATCAAGGCCTGTGCCCTCAGTGTCTACTTCAAACTCTGATAATGAAGAAAAATACTCTAAAGCTTCAGTAGCTTCATCAACGGTTCTAATGTATTCATAGGTTGGTATTGGTAAAAATCTTCTGCTCTCAACTAATTCCATTTAATTACCTCTTCCTTTGAATATTCTCTACTACTTTGAAAATATAATTATAAAAAATATGCATGCCTGGTTTGCCAGCCTGATAAATTGGGGTGGTAACTATATCTAAAATATTTGAGTATATTTTTCCCTCTGGTATACTGCCTGCTTTCTTAAGACATCCCACAAAATAACCTGCTACTGCTATTCTTAAAGCCTCTACCGGATATTTTTTTGATAGTGACTCAAACAACTCGTTGGCTTGTCTAAACTTCCCACTAAACATTGCTCTACTTAATTCTATAACCTCAGGATTTTCCTCATCAATTAAAACACCCAATAACTGTTTAGTAGATTCCATAGTCCAAGATTTTTCATTGATAACATCATTAAGCAACATCAATGCTTTTCTTGGAACACCTTTTGTTTCCTCGGCTATGAAGGTGAGAATGTCTACATCATAATTTTCACCCTCGTATTCTACTACATTTATAAGCATTTCTAATACTTCGTTGGTGCTTAGAGGATCAAAGTGCATCCTCTTACATCTATCTAGAAAGGCATTACCCTCCTCTTTCTTTTTACTTTCTAAAGCCTCGGGCTTATTTGTGCAGAATATGAAATACACATGCGAATATCCATCCTCCATATCCTTTAACAGAAGATTTTTGGCTGCATCTGTTAGCTCATGTGCCTCATCAAAAATTATTACTTTACTTCTGGACATAAATGGTGCGCTAGGAAGATCTTTTACTATAGACTCTGCCGCATCCTTACCTCCTGCGCGAGCCACATTACACTCTATAACATCCACGCTATTTCTATTAATGATTGATTTACAAGAGGTGCACTCCATACAAGGCGTAGATGTTGGGCCTGAGCCACTTTGACAATTCAACCCCAAGGCTACTATACGTGCCATAGTAGTCTTACCACAACCAGGTTGGCCTGTAAACAACTGGGTATGAGGGACTTTATTTGAATCTAGGTTATTTTTAACTACTCTTTTGTTTATATCATTTCCCAAAAATTCGTCGGCAGAACAAGGACGATATACTGTATTTAAATCATTACTTCCATTAAGACTCTTTCTTTTTACAAGCATAGTTAATTCTCCAAATTAATTCTCTAATTCATTTGTCTGTCTCGACACAATCTCCGCCATTACTAAATCACAAAGTTCACTTAATACTCCCATACCACTTATTGAACTTAAAACAAAAGAAGCATACTTCTTTATAACATCTACACTATCCAATGGACAGATAGATAAAGGTATCATTTGAACACACTCTAAGTCTGAATAAGTGCTGCCTATAAATAGAACTTCGTCTGGTGTCACGCTGTAGTATTGTAATATCTGAACTATAACGTCCTTCTTTTTCTTCTGCGCCCAATAAAATGGGATACACTTTTTTCTGAATAAGTTGTAGGATATAGCGTTATCTGAAGACATAAAAACAAACTTAAACCCTTTCTTAAGCTCATTAATAGCCTCAAAATCCTTTAGATGATAAGTTTTAAAAGGAACATTCTGTAACTCATCATAGTTTACTAAGCCTTCTGTTATTATACCATCAACTTCAGAAATAATCAACTTAATTTTCTTCATTTTCTCTAAAAACTCTTTCATACTATTCACCTCTAAGTGTTGGCCCGTACTCCTTTAATTTCTCAAGTTGCTGTTTCAATGGTGGTATGTCTAACTTAGGAGCACTATAAATAGAAGATAAAGTCCTATCACATTTCACAATAGTTTTATATTCATTAACTACAACATCCAAACTAAAAACGTCTGAAATTAATTTTGTTAGTTCATATTTATTAAATGAATCTGGAGAATGGAGGTGCTTCACTCCTTCCCAATATAAATTTTCTTTTATTATTATATCACAAATCTTTGCAAATGTCAAGCAAGTTATACCATTCCAAAAATGATTTGTATATCCATTAACTGTTTTACCTTCATTACTTTTTACCCACTCAAGTAAAGATACTTTATTTCTAAGCTCCTCCCCTATAATAGATGTCCTTATGACGCAACAGTTATCTGGCTCTCCTAAAGATTTTGTTCTTCCATAAATATCGATGGCATCATGCAAAGACTCTTCATTATATGCACCTTTAGCGCCCGAAAAAACACAGTCGGTAGTGACGTGAATGAATTTAGCCCCAACATGTTCACAATGGTTTGCTACCCTCCAAGGAAAAGCAGAGTTTGCTAAAATAAAATCTACTGGATTAATTTTATTTCTTTGTTTTATTACTCCTATACAGTTAATAACCACATCCCCTTTAACTATAGAAGTAAAACTATTACCTCGTACTTTGGTAGCATCTACCATCTTCCTTGTTACACCAACAACATCATATTTTTTTAAAGAATTTAGATATGTAAAAACATATCTCCCTAACATACCTGTGCTACCTAATACAAATATTCTCATAATAAAAACCCTCCGTCTGACAGTAACTGCGCCAAAAATTCATAATCTTTTATATCATCTGAAGAAGAAAAGTCTTTAAAAGTTGTCTTAGTAAGACCTACAACATGTTCGTAATCCCTATTAATATTCAACTCAGGAAGTATAACATAATAATCATCGTCAAAAATGTAGGTTCTTGGCGCCTCATGCTCTGATACCAATACCTCATCCATCTTTTCCCCCTCTCTTATACCTATTTCTTTTATAGATGTATTTTTATTTCCGTAGTGTTTTATTAAAACTTCAGCAAGAGTCTCTATAAAAAATGCTGGCATATTCATCACGTATGTTTCACCACCAACACTTTTTTCAGTGGCTTTAAAAAGTAAAGTAATAGCTTCAGGAAGAGTCAAAAAGAATCTGGTCATCTTTCCTGATGTAACAGTAATTTCATTAAACCTTTTTATCTGATCTATAAATAAAGGCACTACACTACCATTAGACCCCAGCACGTTACCACCACGAATACAAACAAAATCGGTGTCGTCAGTTAAATTATTAGCCTGAATAACTATCTTCTCTCCTACAGCCTTAGTAAAACCATATAGATTGGTTGGAGCTACCGCTTTGTCCGTACTAACATCAATAAACTTTTTAATCTTATGTCTAATAGCAGCATTAACCAGATTGGTGGTTCCTATTATATTAGTTTTAATGGCCTCTTGGGGTTGATTCTCACACACAGGGACATGTTTTAAGGCGGCCAAATGATATACATAATCTATACCACGTTCGAATACCCTCTCTACAGCATCGGCATCTCTAACATCACCTATAATAAACTCTATTCGTTTATCTTTGAACTTACGCTCCATAACTACTTGAGCAAGTTCTCCCCTTGAAAATATAATAATTTTCTTTGGGTCTTTTTCAAGTAACTGCTTGGTTAGTTCGTTTCCCCAGCTCCCAGACCCACCACTTAAAAGGATTACCCTATTTTTAAACATTATTATTTCTCCTAATTTAATTTCCATAGGGACATTTGTTTATTATGCCCAGCATCATAATATCTCCATACATCTTCGTCATGTACTTCTAATGGCGCGCCAAGATTAAAAGGCTCTATCTCCAAATTAATATGCTTATAACCAGCTTCGACTGCTAATTCTTGTTTAGTTAACTCCCTGTTGACTTTTAACCAATTATGCTCGGTAGCTAGTAGGTATTTAGAACCACTTGCATAAAAATTCTTTAGGGCGCTTGAAACAAAAGAGTTAGGTAAATGAAAAAGACAATCCCTACATATAATTAAGTCTGTTTTTGGTAGCAATTCATTAACCATATCCAACTCAACGAAAGATATATTAGGATAAGTATCTAAATTTCTTTTTATAGCCAAATCATTTATATCATACCCTGTATAAACTACATTTGTCAAATCCACAAGGTGCATCCAATTCTCAAACAACCCACAAGGGCAATCACTGATAGATTTTATGCCATATTTTTTAATTATACTATTTATAAACTCTATAGTTCCTGCCTGTTTAACTTGCTCAGGTTCGCTTCCAGGACCACAAGAACATCTACCATTACTCACCTCAAGATTGTAATGATATTTAAAAGTTTCTTTATTTTTTATACCCATTATAACACCAATTCATTTAAAATTTGCTCAATAGCATAGGTCCTTTGCTCTGCCACGCATTCATAAAAACCCTTTTTATTGATCTCTTCTAATTTCTGAATAAGGTATTTCTCCACACGATCACTAAGTGCTTGACAAGAATCAGTCATATGTTGGGACCTATCATTAACACGGAAGTCTTCACGCTTAATAGTCTCTATAGAAAGTCTATCCATCATTTCCCCAATACTGTAGACTACATCGTCGCTGACCCAAGATATTGCTTCTGTAGGTTCTTTAACAGACTTAACCGTAGCAATATATTTATTAATATGAGCTTTAGACGCAACACGATATTCCCCTACTGACCTGGCAACCCACTCTAAATCTGCTATTAATTTATTATCTACAGTGTCTTTTTTACGCTCAGCTATCACAAGTGCATTCGCTTTATAGCAACGAAAATTAGCGTCAGCAAGAATCTCTACAAACTCCATAATTCTTTGGGTCTCTTCAGCTGAAAAATGGTTGTTAAAAATACTTTCTACGTGTTCAAAAAATGGTTTAAAATCTATAGTTTCTAATATCATACTTATCTCTCCTTTATAGCTAAAAATGCGGGACCAAATATAAATATTTCGTAGCCCCTTTCTTTATAAAAATCAGGCCAAAGACTAATCAAATGTTTTTGGTGAACATTGCCAGTTTTTTTTCATACAGGAATCATTACCACTTTCTCCTATAGGACCACCAATTATTGCGTACTTACTAAATGAATTTTCTATAAGTTCAAAAACAATATCGTGAGCCTCTTGTGTTAAATGCTCTAACATATGATGACATAAAACAACATCATACTTCTTTTCTGGCTTAAAGTCAAGTATATTCATACATAAATACTCACCTTCAGGCCCATTATTTTTTCTCCAGTCAACATCTTTTTCAAATATATCTATACCTGTTATAGCTTTACCATTAAAAACATTAAATAAAATATCATAATTGTGAAAATTATCTATAGGCTGTCCATCAAAAGAACTACTTCCTAAATCCAAAACTGTAGTTATATTAGAAGAACTTATTTTATCTTTTAATGTCTTTATCACTTGTTTAATTGGCCAGGTGTTATCTTTTGGTGCTTCAACTTTCTTTCTCCTCATAAAAATCTCCTATTCTTGCGCCATATTTTTAGCATCTTCTGGTCTGCTACCACTTCTGCGCTCTACTGCCTCATGATGATATACTATAGAGGATCTACTCATGGTAAAATGGGCCCCTGCTCTACTACAGCGACCAAAGAATCGTGCGTCAGGAGTATCCCCACCTCTGAATATCAGTTCCCAAGGACCAGCTATTTCCCAATATTTTTTTGGAATAAGATAGGGCATAGTATTAGTGGCCTTCCATCCTCCACGCTCTTCTTCAGAAACTAATCTATCCTCAAATATCCTATCATACATTTCAAGGAACCCAACTATATTAAATTTTCCATATTCAGGTATACCAAAATCGGCAGTATCAATATTTGGTCCTCTAATGGGGGAGATGTGTGCGGAATTAACTATATCATTTTCATTAGCGTACTTTACAAGATTCAATAACCAATCCTTACCGAAATACATATCAGTATTAACTAAACCACAGTAATTATTTAGTTTAAACCCATAATCAAAACCACAATTCATCATGCCCCTTAGATTAGGCACGTAAGGAACAGCGTGATTTGTTTTATACTCAACGATATGTACATTACTATGCTTAGTCTTTAAATCAATTAAATAATCAGAAACCTCTTTTGTTGGTCCCCAAGTTACAACAATATAGTCAAAATTATCATAACCAGAATTAATAAGAATAGCATCTGTCGAAAAACGTAACATCTCAAATGCTGTTGAAACACAATTAAAAATAGACACTCTTTCCATAATTAGCTCCTTTAATACATATTTTTAAATAAATCTTGTTGAGGGTTAATAAAAGTAGTGATTTCTTTTATTTTTTGGGCTACAGCCCACATAACTATGCTAGGCTGAGTAGGACTAAAAACTGAAGGTATTGATACTTCTTCTCCTGAAAGTCCGCTAACTTTAAAGTATAACACTTCAAAACCATTACTACTAAGGGCGACTTTAATTACCTCAGGACTAAAGGCGTAAAAACCATGCTGATATAGACCATTAGCTACGGTATGCAACATATAAAAACCGCCTAGTTTTATCATACTAAAACTTGTTGCTAAAACCTGTTTAACATCGAACACGTGTTCTATTGTACCTATATCAATAACTGCATGATATTTATTAACATGCTCTATAGGTGCTGGATTATTAAGATCAAAATTATAATTAGCAGACTTATCGAATAAATCTAGAGTATAAGCCTCTATCTCTTTCTTCTTTCTAAACCAATCAGCAAAATCATATACCCCTTTATACCTATCTGGCATTTTTTGTTCGGCTACATTTTTATGAACACCATATATTAATACAGGGCCCTCAGTAATGTAATTAAACATCTCATCGTAATACTTAAAATAGTCTGGGCTCATTGTCATTTTTTATATACCATAACCTAAAATTTTAATATAATTTTCTAACTCTGGGGTAAGTACTTCTTTAACTCTTTCAATATGTTCTTCTTTTTTCCAATTATTTATAGAGTTTTTATCTATAGGTCTAGGTGAATTTAACGACTGATTTTTTTTCAATTTTGCTTGAGGTAAATTATAAAAATTATTAAAAGTGTCGTTAAAAGGGCAGCCTATAAAATCAGAAACTCTACTTAATTCCGCTCTAGGATCTTCTACTAAATTCTCATATCTAACAAATATTACATTAGTATTATCTAAGTTATCAACATAGCATTGACTACCAGTAATGATTCTTTCAGGCTCCACCCAGTAAATACTTGGATTAAATTTGTGCCTCGATACTAAAACATCTAAAGGATGCCTTACCATAAATATAATTTTATACCCGTATTGTTCTGTTAGAAGTCTACAAGTGTACTCTGGTGTAAATATGTCTGAATAGCCTATAGGTTGCTTTATAACAAAATATTTATAAGTATTCGGGACAACAACCCTACCAGGCCTTTCTAAAGGGTGGCGCTCCTCTTTAGAAAAAACAAAACAATCGTCAAAATAAGTCATAAGTAAACACATCATAGTTGTGCCTGCCCTAGGAAACCCACTTATAAATACACCAGGTTTTCTAACTCTACCCATTAAACTAGGCCCCCACCCACTCGTAACAACCTATAGCTACTAAACCATTATCATTAACACTTACATTTAACAGAGTAAATCCAAGTTCGTATCTAATTTCTTTATCGCTCCAATGGTAATGATGTGTCTCAAATGGATTACCTATAGCATTACCGTCTTGAATACAAACAGTTACAGGTATAGTTAAGTATATTCTACTCACATTGGTTTTCAGTTTATTTAAAAATTCTAAGGCGTCTTCTCTGGATAAATGTTCCAATACATCACCTAGAACCGCAACTGTATATTTTTTATTAAATTCAAATTGCCTCAAGTCTATGTTATATAATTCATTATAAAATTGAGGTAAATTATACTTAATTATATAAGGTTTCCAAGCCTCTATACCTTCTATCCAAGATACCCTACCTTTAAGTAATTTTCCCCATTTGCCCTCACCAATGCCTATATCTAAAACAACGTTGTTTGGATTAGAAATAATCTTTCTAACTATGATATTGGTACCTAAATCTGATTGCTGTGATTGTGGCATAAAACCTCCCTCATTTTAATAGTGATAGTATTATCGAATATATGTACATTTTCTTCATTAAGCATATTATTAAACTTCTGTGTCAATGGCGCTCCACCGTACCAATGTATTCCTGCTGAATCTTTATGTAATTTATCAGCATGATTTCCTATATATAACATATTTATTCCAATTTGCCAAGGAAAATTTATCAATGGAAAAACTATAGCGTCATGGAGCTTTGCTACAACTAGATCTTTAAAATTATCTTTAACCTCAGATATATTTTTTTCCTCTATACTCATAGTACCAAAACATTCATATACCTTAGGATCATAGTTTGTGAGCGCTTTATTATAAACTTTAGTGAAAAATGCGTTGGCTCCCGCACTATACATAAAGGATACTGGAATGTAATCTTTCTTTGGGTAACCGTCAAAACAAATTAACCCTACATCAGCGCCTTCAAAAACAGACTCGTCTATAGACTTTGTAAATAAAATATCCATATCAGCTACTATACCACCACAGGTACTTAGAAGCTTCCAATTTAATAAATCCTTTATATGAACGTCGGACATAGAATTAACTATATCTCTTGGTAGATCTAACATGTTGGGGTTAAACTCTATAATAGTTATAGGAAGTTTCTGTACCATCTCAGAATAATCTGGACCACTATACTCTGTCTTATCTTGTTTCTCTACTATTACTTCATCTTGTACTCTATCTGATTGTAGGCAGTTCTTTATTAAATATACTCCCCACCCTTTATTTAGCGCGCAAAAAGAAAAAAGGGTCATGTAGCGCATATAAGACATAGTCTCATTACCCCAATAAAAATAAATATCTTTTTTCATATTACTTCCCTAATAAAATATTAATAACTATATCAGATACATTTTCCACCAAATAATCTGCTGGAGGTATCCATTTATTATCCCTCTTCTGAATAAGATTAAATGATTCTAACATATTTTCATACTTTGTACCAGTTAAAATTGATGAGCCACACTCAATTAGTTCTTGTCTCTCTGTTGATTCACGAATTATTAATGAAGGGATACCAAATAAACAGGAGATTTCTGGATTAGAGCCTGAATCACTTACTAATAAATCAGCCGTTTTACTTAATTTATTAAACTCAAAAAACCCTAGTGAACTACTCACTATAACATTTTTTGGATGGAATATCAAATCATATTTTGACATTTTATCTTTTGTTCTTGGATGTAGCGACACCACTACTTTATATTGCTCTGACATCTTGTTTACTAACCTAACAATATTAGTTAAACTTTCTCTATTATCCACATTTTCCGCGCGGTGAAAAGTTACTAATACAAATGGAACAGCATTTAGTCCTAAATCATTAACAACATTACTTGAGTCTATTTCATCTTTCCAATAGTTTAATACCTCATAAATAGGATTACCGGTTTTAAATATATAATTCTTACAGTAACCTTCATTTATAAGGTTTTGTTTACTATTCTCTGTGTAAGGAAGATTGTAGGTAGATAACATATCGATAATTTTACGATTAGTTTCTTCAGGAACTCTAGGATCAAAAGCGCGACTCCCAGCCTCCATATGGATTATTGGTATTTTATATCTATTAGCAACTAAAGCCAACAATCCTGAGTTGGTGTCCCCCAAAATCAATATTTTATCGGGTTTTTCTTTTAGAAGTATACGTTCAAAATCAAATATAGCTGCACCTAAAAATTCTCCAAAAGAACCACACGGTCCAGGCAAAGTATAGTCTGGTTCTCGTATTTTTAAATCTTTAAAAAACCTACCACTTAAATCGTAATCAAAATTTTGGTTGGTATATAGCAGGAAGTGCTGTACTAATTCATCTAACTTTTTAATTATCAAATGTAGGCGAATCAGCTCCGGGCGGGTTCCAACGACGGTTAAAATCTTCATTTTTAACTCCTTATAAGTCTATTAGTGATCACTTTATAATCTGGAGATGCCGACTTAATTTCATATAAACTCTTATTTAACTGCTCTTTGGCTCTAAGATTAGGAATTTGTTCTAAGGACGAGGTGTGATATTGATGCAAACAAAACGGTGACGCAACCATCTCTATATCCATATTCTTTTTAACTATACGCATAGCAAAATCAGTATCATCGTAAGCAAAACCGTTAGCATACTCCTCATCGAAACCACCCAAATCATATAGGTCCTCTTTAGTTATAGCTGTAAGGAAATTAAAAAAGCATTTTCTATATTCTGGATGAGAAAACCAGGACTCAAATCTACTACCTTCATCGCAACTACGAGGTAAAAAGCCACCTAAAGCGCTGCTCACGTTTGTTACTAACTCTTCTATTGAAGTATTTAGATTGATTTGTCGAAGTTTGTTGGTCGAAGCTTGTCCAAGCGAGTAGCACGCAAAAACCAGATACTTATTAAGAGTTAGTTTATCATTTACATAACTAAGTACGTCACCCATATTAACACACTCCGGGTTTTGTATAATTATATAATCACCTTTGGCCTGGCTAAAACCAATATTAAAAGGTACACAAGGATTAGTCCAAGTTTTTTCTTTAGGATTTATTCTTATCAATTTGATAAAGGGATATAGTGACGCAAAATCTTCTATCCGATGCTCATCATCACTGGCATCATCCACTAGCACATACTCAAAGTCTTTGAAATTAGAAGCTTTTATAGACATGATGGAACGCCACAGCAAGTCTTTCCTATTATAATAGGCTGATACTATAGATATTTTAGGCATATAATTCCTTTATTCTAATACCAAAGTTCCATCCCAGGCATCGATCTCTGGAATAAATTCTGTGTAGTCAGTGTATGTACCATCTAACGCAGATAAAAGTTCAGCGTTAAACATATTCTCTTCTAAAAATTTAATCCTATCTTCAAAGGTAGATAAATTTTCAGGGAATTTACCGCCGTGCCTATTGAAGCCAAAAAATCCTATATGTAATAGTCTATTACACACAGAGGAGTAACCCCTTACCCCATTTTTATATGAAGTATAATCAACCAAACGATTCATCAGCCCGTCCCAATCAAGATGAGTAAAAGCACCTCTCTCTTTATTATATTTAGCATTGGGATTATTACTGTTCATTAAATTAATTTTATGAATAGTAGCCGTCCAATTTTTATAATAATCAACAGTAGCGTGTTCTAACATGTAATTATTAAAAAAGTTTTTATTTATCATTACTCCTGGGCCATTTGAATAATCGGTAGTTCTAAGTATAGAAGGGCTTCCCGTATTATTGTAACCCCAACTTGTTATTACAGAGTAATTACCATTAGTTAATTTATGAGCTTTATTTACAAATTCAAAATAAGTTTTATGTAAAATAAGGTCGTCTTCCATATTTATAACGTACTCTATATCCTGACTAAAGGCCTGCTTTAAAGCTTCCATAATATTAGCACATACCCCATATCTAACTTTACGTTGCATTACTATCTTTTTAAAAGGATAGGCATCCACTATTTCAAGACATTTTGGATCTGCTCCTCCCTCAATTGCAAATAACGTTGTATAGTCGTCATCAGGAAAATACTCCCTTGCTATAGTCTCATATTTAATTGAAAGTTGCAACATCTCAGGTCTATTAAACAAAGGCCTTAAAATTATATTCATTCTGTCTCCTTATAATACTTCTTCTATCTCAGAAATTAATCTTTTGCCTATGGCTTCGTAAGAGAAATTTTCTCTAATATATGATTGGAGTTTTAATCCTTTTTCTTTTGCCTGGGCTTGATTTTCAAATACTTCTCTCATAAGTCTGGAGGCATGCTCCTGATCAGCATTGGCCCACATTTGATCTCCACGGTGCCAAGGACTGTAGGGCATACCAAAAGCAAACTCTTTAGTAAAATCAACAAGGTAGGAATTATCTGGTTTTGCATACTCTGTGCTACCGCCCCAACCTGTTAAAATAATAGGTTTGCCAAAAGATCCAGCTGTCAGAGGACCGATACCAACCCCCTCACCTTTATCAAGGGATATATAACAATCAAATCTTGAATGTAATGCTTTTACTTGGTTATCAGATAGCATGTCCAATATTAAGTATATTGGTGGATAATAATCTAAAGGAGAAAAATTCTTCATTCTTTTTATAGTGTCTCTAATTACATTCTTCTCTACATCACTAAAATCATTTCTATATGTCTTAAGGACTAGGGCTACATTATCTTCTTTTTTAAATGTTGCCCAATAAGTTTTAAGAAGACCGCCAGGATTCTTTTTTTCAACCCACTGAAAGATGTCTCCAAAAACAAAAGTATCATCTGATAACCCTGATATTTTATAGTTATCTATATTTTTAGGAACATCATCAGCGCAATGTGAACAAACTCCTACTGGTATTGTCACACCACTATCTTCAAATACTTTCTTTCCCCACTCTGATCCAGTGATAACTTTGTCCAACGTATTAATAAAACCTGGCCAAGTTGGGAATAAGCGGTCATTCTCCCACACTGTAAAAGCAATAGTTTTTTCAGTCTTTTTTTGATAGATAGGAAAATGTTCTGGGGTAAGTTGAATAAAATGGGCATCATAATCATCAAATCTGTTAACTAAACTCCTAAGCAACTCCCCATCTTCCCCTATACTAGGTTTATTCTTTTCAAATGAAATTGGATTTAATGTTAATTCTACTCCCATTTTATGCATAGCTAACGCATTTTGACGCGAGGCTTTTCCGTAGCCACTTGGGTCAAAAAAAGGAGCAGTAAATTTTAATCTTTTAAGCTTTCCCATCTATAACTCCTTAATTAGTAAACTCTTTTCCACAATTAGAACAAATCCATTTACCTTCATACATAATAGCATTTCCACCACATTTATCACAATAACGTGAATAATCATAATTAACCATAGGTTTGTCTCCTTCTGATTTTAGAGCTTCCGCTTTTACTTTCTTTCGCCCGCAGCAACGGCTTTTTGCTTCTGGACAGTATCCCAACATCTCACATCTACTATCAACCTTATTAAATACACAAGGAAGCTTTAGTCTACAAATACGTAACATCTCTTTGGCTAAATTTCTAATTTCCCATTGGGCGGCCGTGCAAAGTCTCAGGCTAAGAAAATGTGTCAAACTAACACAATTCATGGTGATAACTATACGAGTAGTAACTCCATTAGGCATAACATAACGAGCGTCTTCGCTAGGGATTCCTAAGGCTTTAAGCTGATTATATGCTTTTTGAATTTCTTCTAAGATATTCACATAAATATTGAGTGCTTTAGCATCTGCGTTGCCCTCATTCTTTTCATTATCAACTATGCTTGGCGGAAAAACGTAATCGCTAAGCATAAACTCCCCAGCATTGCTCACATAACGTTGTGACTGCTGAGAGTAACTCGCTATACGGTGACGCACTAACTGATGGCTAAGGGCACGAGAGATGCCATCTACAGCAAATGTAAACTTAACATGTTCAAATACTGAGGTGTGTCCTGATGTATGGAGATGCTTTAAAAGATTGTCCATCTCTTTATCAGTAGAGGGCTCATTCTTTTCGAGGTCCATAACTGTTACTAAACCAGTTTCATCCTCCTGCCACATATCACCTGTCCAACCATCTGCGTAACACTGTCTAGCCGACGCAAAGATTAACTCCTTAGCATTGGGTGTCATTGATAATAATTTAACTCTCATATGTAATCCTCCTTAATTCAGATTAATGTTCTACTACACTTTAGCGGAGGGTAGATTCGAACTACCGTGCTCAAGTTTATGGGACTTGGGAGAAACCCCTTCTCTACTCCGCAACAAAACTTTTTAGAAGGTTTCAGCTTCGATTACTTTGTTTGTGTTTTCTATTGTAACATTTTTCTTTGGGTTTGTCAAGTTTAAATAAGCATTGTCAAAAGCATTGACCCAGGCTTGTCCAATCTTGCCCTGCCAATCAAGTTCACTACGAACCCAGTTATAAGCCGTCTCTGCTTTTTTGGCTGCTTCCTCTCTATTATAATAGACGTGAAGCATTTTGTCAACCATATCCTCAACATCAACAAGAGGGCGACGCACTTCATTATCATTTGGAAGAACGGTCCAAAGGCTTGGATTTGTTCCACTTTTTACAAGATAGCCTTTGTCTTCAGTAATGAACTCAGTCATAGCTGTATTATTTGGCATAATAACTGGTGTCTTTGTGGCCATGGATTCTACCCACTGAAGACCAAAACCCTCACCAAGATTTGTGCTAACAGAAACGTCAGCACAGTTATAGAGTGCATTAACGATATTTTTCGGATACCCAGAATTAACTGAAAAATTCTCTGGGAAAATAACATCCTCAGAAGTGCTTAGCCCAAATGAACGGCATACTTCTAAAAGATTCCAGCCCTGATCCTTCTGTGCCATATGTAAGTAAAGAATTGAGTCTTTAACTTGCTTCCGAAACTCTACAAATGCTTGAATAGTTCGTGGAATATCCTTACGTTGCTGATTACGATTAAGGTTCATAACAATAAACTTGTCCGCATGCTTACCAAAATACTGCTTCTTAAATGGCATTAACTTCTCTTTAGGAATAACATTATAGTCATTAAGATTAACACCATGAGGAATTACTTTAATATCTTCAAGAGATGGTAGGGCTTTGATAGCTTCAGCCTTACCATGCTCAGTATAAGCAAAAATTTCATCAGCATAACTAATGTTAACTGCCCACTCCGGCTTTAAAATAGAGTCCACTGGAAAATAAACTATTGATCGGAACGGTTTCTTCATATTCTGTTTTAAATGTGGCATTAGTTCTGGAAGGAAGTCCATAATAAAAGTGTCCTGCAGAAGAAATAAAATATCAAAATCCATTCTTGGGGTCATTTGGCAGAATTTTCTCCTACCATAAGGATCCCTCTCTCCATTTGTACCAGCCGGGAAAATCTTATATGGAAATTCATGAGGGTCGCCCCAGTAATTAATACCAAAATTACTAATCTCATAACGACCTGTCCTGTGCAAAGCCTCGAAAATATTACGAGAAACTGTTGAAAACCCTGTTGCGCTTGTTGGGCTGTCCATATAGGCCCATACTTTAATTTTTTTGTCCATAAACATCTCCTTTAATTAATTTTAATTATACTGTCCTATACCCACACGAATTACAATACCACTTATCCAATTTGTACCACGCCGGTTTCTTGCAGTTTGGGCATAAATGACCCTTAAAAGCCCCACATGCTGTGCAGGATTTAACTTCAAATCTATATTTTTTAGAGGGATAATACAGAATTTTTTGTTTGTATTCGTAACTCTCTCTACAATCACAAAACTTTTTGTTATCCGCAAACCAAAAGTAATTCTCCTTGTCAGGTTTTATTTCAAAACTATCCTTCTCACATATAGAACAGGATACATAAATCTCTGCAACTATCTCATCAGAACCACATATACCACAATTCCCAAACCCTCTTCTTTTATCTCTACATTCTGTAGCCCGCTTAACTTTTTTGCCAGCATGTCTTGGGGTTTCTTGAACTTCATCTTTATGCGTATCAGGCGATTTAATCATATTACTTCACTTTCTTTGTCGCCAAAAATGGGTTTGTAAAGCTATTTGAACAGGCGTTAGCAATTCTATCTCTAAGTGCTGGATTCCTATCCATATAATTAACTACTGCTTTTTGATTAAGGTCTACCATCTCAAGAAGATGTTCTTTAGGAACTACCTTTGACACCATACCAAAATCAAATGACTTCCTAGACATCTGTCTAAGGTAGAGTTCTTGATTACCTACTCTAAGATTATCTCCACCATACTTTACCTTATCCATTAATACTGATGCTAACTCTTTTTCTCTTTCGCCGATTGTTTTCTGTAAATCTCTTACATACTGCCACTCATTAAATACTTGTTCATTATCCAAGGCACTAATATCTTTAAAAGCAAAATCAAACTTTGTGCAAGCATCTTTAAAACATTCGCAATAGTCGCGGAAATCGCACCAGCCACAAAACGTCGTAAGTGCTGGTTTTGCTTCACTTTCTTTCAAAGCACACATCTGGTCATACACTTCTTTTAAATACAAAGAAAACTCTTCGCGCTCTTCTTTAGTTCTATAAGAATAAATCATGTCGTGCTTCAACATATCTAAGGATACAATAATACGGGAATACTGTGGGAACAACATACTACCCACCAAGTCGTAAATAGACAACTGCTTGTCGGTCTTAAGCTGGTCTGGCGTAGGAGCGGTCTTAGAGGTCTTGTAATCAACGATTAGTAGTGTATCCTCATCTACCTCTATGGCCTTATCAATTGCACCGACCAGAGGAACTCCGTGCTCCGTAACTATCATATTGGTATCGTTCATACCGAACTCTATTTCTAATCCTATAATCTTTTTACCCATATCAAAATCGTTGATACGTTTCTTTACTAAGTCTTTACCTTCAAGATGGATAGACATTTCCTCTATCCCTTCTTTAATGGCTACTTCCTCATAACGTTTCAGGATGTTCTTTTTATCTTCCGCCGAAAATTCTCCCTTCTCCATCCATATTTTTCCTGCCAACTCTAAAGCTTCGTGGCATGCAAGACCTAATCGAAATACAGGATTAGAAACCTTTGGAAGATGCTTCATGTAATTAAACCAATATTTCTGCTTACATTGTAAAAAAGTATTAATTCTTGTAGCACTAATTTTTATATCTGCCATTGTAACTCCTTTAATTTAAATACGTATTTTTTATGGTATGAATTAATTCTTTGGGGATTTTTTCACAAGATATGTTTCCCAAAGCAGGCCCGCCATTAGCAAAACCGGTATGAAAATATATAAAACATTCTTTCGTAATATCTTCTTGTATAAAGAAATAATTCTTGGATAGATCATGAGTCTGTCTCCAAACCTCATCTTTAAAAATATTTTTTTGTAAAATATCTTCTGTTTTAATTTGTTCTGAGGATGAAGGCTTTGAACAACTGATCATAAACAAAAGAAACACGAAATAGACTATTTTTAAATTCATGCTAACCTCCGAAATAAGAGAACCCATAGGTCTCTTCATTTCTATATTTTTTAACTCCTAAAATTAAATCTGCGTAACACATAGCCATTGAGTATGCATCTACTATATCATTATTTTGTTTAAATGTCAAGTTTAAATTTAAGCTTTCGTTAACAAACTCAAATAATTCTTCTTTTGTTTTCACTTTAAAATAGGCCTTGACTGTGTTGTTGCTGATAACGTAAGGATCTATCTTTAAAACATCTTGACATACCTCTTTTGCTACTCCTGCAAACTCTGCCAACATTTTTAAAGTCCCAACATTTATCTTACTGAAATTATCTTCCACAATTATAGCAGTTATTTTATAATTTGTCAAGACATTTTTGAGTTCGTTTCTAAAAATATTAAGTCTTTCTGACCTATTAAACTTCGGTAAAGTTTTAATTACTCCTGTAGTAGTTGTGTCTTTAGTTAAAATACACCAACCAGTAGAAGCACCAGAAATATCAAGACTTAATATTGACCAATCACTCATAACTTAATCCATTCAACACAGCTATCTGCTCCTCAGTCATCTTTTCTACTTTAGGTAATGTCATCCTTAACTTGATAAAAATATTCCCACTTGGTCCTCCATTCAAACCTATACCACCTTGGCCAGGCAATGAAACTACTACACCATCCTCCCCACCTTTTGGAACATCTACAACAATATCTTTATTTTTAGTTACGTGACTATTACCAGAACAAACCTCACATGGATCTGAACCTATCTCACCAGCCCCTCTACAAGCGTGACAGGGATGTGTTGACATCATACGTGAGTTACCATTAACATGGGTTTGTGTGACCATTCCTGAGCCTCCACAGACACCACAATGACGTGAGGTTTTAAATCCTCTACCTTTACATGCGACGCACCCTTCCTGATAAGTTACGTTTATACTTTTTTGGCCCCCAAAAATAAACATATGCATAGGAACATCCACTACATACTTTAGGTCATTACCTTTCATAGGTCTATTAGGATCTGGTCTCTGCTGGCGCATACCTCCCATTGGACCATGGCCAAATCCCATATTACGTAGGAAATCATTTATATCCAGCCCAGGATTATCGTATTGGGAACGTTTAGAATCGTCGGATAAATGTTCATAAGCCTCATTTATCTGCTTAAACTTTTCTTCAGCTTCTTTATTCCCTTGATTTCTATCAGGATGATACTGCATAGCTAGTTTTCTATAAGCTTTTTTAATCTCTTCAGGCGAAGCTTCTCTGCCTACACCTAAAGTTTCATAATAATTCGCCATCTATAACCTCCCACTCAAATCCACAAAGACTACATTTATACATATCAAAACCTACTTCATAACAAACGGAATTACATTTGACACACTTATGAATTAATCCTCCCATAGTGGTGGGGGACTCTGAAACTTGAAAACCATTTTCATCCTCAAGTGTATCGGGGAGCATCAAAGAATCCTTAACATACTCTCCATCTAAAGCCCGCCAAAGAGCGCCACATTCAAAGCAAGCTAAATACTCTATACTAATAGTGTCACCACATTTGCATGGGTAATGTTCCACCAACATCGTTTCCACATGGCCATCTTTACAAGCTACACAATTCATGACTTACCTCCCTTCTTAGGAACGTCCTGCATCTCAATAATTTGACCAAAAATATCTACTGTGTCTACATTAAATTTCAAAGCTACTGGAGCAAACAGTTGATTAGACTTCAAATCTGGATACTGTTTGGTAGCAAAAAGAACTTTAGTTATAGATGGCATATACAAAGTATCGTTATCAAGCAAATTAAACTCCCCCTCATCCTCAGAAAAAAATTCGGGATCAAGATCATGATATTTACCTGCCCGCGGTATAGTTATTTTATAGGTCTCTGATGAGGCTTTAAAATAATAATTTCTTGAAGGCAATAACACTGCTGTTGGTGTTCCTACTTGTGATGGGGTTTCCGCCCACGCCGCTAAATCTGTCATTTCATTTATCTCCTTTTTCATAAAAACTCCTTAATAGTATGTCTTTAGGTAACTACAAATAACCTCTTTACTTAAATCCGCTGGATCTAGTCCCTTACCTGTATCGTCCTCTTCTGTTACAAATACTGTGTGTATACTTTTAATATGCTTTTTTAAATCTAATTCTGCTCTTATCGTCCCTTTTACCCCGGCCAAATCATTATCAAACATTATCACTACACCATTAAAAGCGTATGTGCTTAAAAGATTTCTCTGTCCTTCTGTAACTGTGGCCCCCATCACTGCAACTACATTGTAAATACCATATTCGTATAAACGCCATACAGATTTAAACCCTTCCACTAATATTAATGGTTTATCTACACAATATTTTTGAGCATTATTAAGATTATATAGAGTATTATCTTTATTAAATCCAGGAGTTAGTATATATTTAGATACATCTTTATCTAAAAAACCTCTTACATCCCTTAAACTATAAGCTAATAACTCTCCATTCTCGCTACGAATAGGTATAATATCCCGAGTCACTCCATCTACACCAACGTGTCCACCAGCCACCTCAAAGTAATCTAAAGTTTCTGGTTTAAATCCGTCTTTTAAAAACTTGTCGGATCTAAAATATTTAAACTTGGCCAGACACTCATCACACACAAATGCTGGGATTTTGTGGCCAGCCCCATATTCCTCTATAAAAGCTTCGTTGGCTCTTTTTCTTTTATAGGCTGAATATTTGTGATCTATACTACTTATATCGCCAACCAATTGTCTTAAGTAATTTACAGAGTCGGTAAATCCATAACCTAGAGTGGCTTTAATTAACCCAATAATATCATAACCATATTGCTCCTGGCATCCTTTTGTAAAACATACCCAAGTTTTTTTATCTTTATTGAAACTAAACCCTGTTTTATTATCCCCGCCATGTATTCTACAAGGACCTTGTATCCATTTATATGACTCATGATGAATGCTAAATCCAAGACTCTCTAGTAAGAATCTTGGGTCTACGCTTGCCTTGAGATACTCTAGTTCCTCTTTTTGGGCATCATTATTTTTACTCAAGGTTGATACTTGCATATTCAATATCCTCTTTATCTTCATCTGAACTATCATTATTAACCACTTTACCACTATAATCAGTTACTTGCTGTAGTAAATCAACCTCATTTATTATTAATTTCTTTTTATGGAACTTATAAGCTATACCAGATTCAGGAGTAGAACCTCCGCGCCTTGTATCTCTAATTATTAACTTGTGAGATCCGCCAGTATTATTTTCTGGTCCTCCAGTTTTAGATATATCATCCTCTGTTCTTGTAGTCCAGAATGCTACGATGTCCCCGTATCTTGCTACTCTATCACTATCTGCCACATCTCCTGCGCGATTTAATTGCACTGCAGCCAACATCGGTATGTTTAATGTGCCAGCTAGATCTTTAAGCTTGGTAGTTACATCCCCAAGGATTTGGTGCTCCTGCCTTTGCTTATCTATACTGGAAGATTCTGGCTCTTTAATGTAGTCAAAGATACCAAAACCTATATTCTCCTTCACTTTATATTTCTTATACAAGGTTACAAGTTTTTCTACAGTATAACCAGGCATACGTTCATGGAACAATTTACCTCTTTCTATCTTATCAGCTGCTTTGGATATTCTTTCATACTCCTCTTTTGTGTAGCCTCCGTGCTTGATTATCCTCTCTTCAGTGCTACTCATTGCTGCTAAAAGCCTATCTCTCCATTCCTCAAACGACATTTCTGTATCCACGTAGAGTAGAGGAAGTTTCTCTGTATAAGCTATTCTGGCTGCTATATTAGTAAGTAAAGCACTTTTTCCCATCTTCTTGCGCGCGGCTATAATCATTAATGTGCCTGGAACCATACCATCTATTTGCTTATCAAGAATTGGGTAATGGGTTCTGACGCCAGTCATCTCTACCCTGTGCTCTTTCTTTTCTTCTATATATTCTCTAAGCCCATCAGCAAGATTCCTTGGCTCATTTATTGCTTTACTTGTGGTGGACAAACTCAATACTGAATTCTCCACACCGCCTATAAGATCTGACGCGCTGAGTGACCCTTCAACATTATTCTCTATCACAAGCTCTGAGTGCTCGTGAAGGGACTGAAATAATCTGAACTTAGTACTAGCCTCTAAAACATAGATCAAAGCTTTATCAAAGATACCCAGGGCTACAGGCATAGTTTTGATGGCATTCAACATCCTAACGCCGCCAATATCTTGAAGATTACCACCTATTTCAAGCTCTCTTGCTACTATAGGAATATCAAACGACCTATGGTCTTTCAGATATAAAGACTTTAAAGCATTGTATATTACAGCATGGTCTGGGTGCAAAAAATCTGTATCATTAAGTTTGGTCATCATGGAATAAAAATGGTCCATGTTGTTTAAAGCACAACAAAGTAATGCCTTTTCGTATGTGAATTGCGAGAGCTCGACTCTTGCCTTTTCTAAATTCAGCATCTATGATTCCTTTCTGGTTTGCCATTGTTCATTTTCTCTACGGGTAAGTTCGCGTTTAAACGTCGAAATATAGTCACTTATTGTCTTATCAATCCCTTCGATGAGCAGCAACTCATCCTGCATACTGTCTATATCTTCCTGCATAGAATTCAGGGTTGCTGACCCACTAATTATAATTAAGGCGGCGTCCTTCTTAGTTTTATACTGCTTAAGTAAATCACTAGTCATTAATTGAAATACTGCTCCGTCCAATGATCTCTCTTTGGCCACGATGGATGCTTTTGTCTTATTAGTCTGAGACTTAATATAGATCGAATATTGAGATAAAGCAAGAGAAAACTTACTTATATCTAAACTCGATGTTTGCTCTAGTTTAGAAACATCATAAGCAAAAATGTCGTCTACCAGGCTGTGGTTTATTTTAACATTTTCAAAAGCAAATACATCTTTATTCATTATGATTACCATTAAACATTTTGTTATTTAATGAAAAAGCCTGCCTGAATGCTATAGGGTCAAACATATAACAACCTCTACATCCTATTTCCTCTGTTCTTATAGAATCCCCCTCTATCCAGCCCTCGGTATGGCCAATTTTTCTGGCATCATACCTATATCCAGTGTTTTTACATGTCTTACAACTTTCACGTTTTTTACTATTCATATTTCTATTAATAGGCTGATAATTATTTGGATCCGATTTATCAATTTCTGGATAAGTTCCATCTTTATGGTCTATTTCAATATCAGAATATGTTCCTAAAAAAGCACATGGCTGGCTAGCAAAAAAAGCCCTAATAGAAGAAGGGATATATCTAGTAGCACTCTTACAATCAGCTAATGATTCATACCCCTTAAACCCTTTGGTTCTTACAGCATAAACTTTATTACCAGAGTAACTCTTCTCTATCTGATATTTTTTACCGATACCTCTATCGTCTTGAATTAGGGCGCAGCCATTACCATTTAATGAAAAGCCTACTTTATCCACGAGATCTTCTAAAAGCGCCCAATCTGATATACCAAGTATGTTAGGATTAAGAGCCATCTCAAGTAACTGTGACTGTGTTTGTTTACCAAATCTAATGCTTATATTTTTTGCCATAATTCTTCTCCTTTATAATACTTATTAATTCGTGCATTTGCCTTAACACACATTTCCTTGTCTAAATCACTACCAAGAGCTTTTCTTCTGTTTTGAAGTGCCGCTAAAACAGTTGTTCCTGACCCACTAAAAGGGTCTACAACTAAATCACCCTCATTAGAATGAATTTCAATTAGCTCCCTCATCAAATCGAGCGACTTTTGTGTAGGATGTATTCGTTTGCCGCCGTCACGGTGTATTGGGTAACTAAATACACCGTCATTATACTTGGAATTAAAGGTAGGCTTACTACCTTTAACAGCTACTAAAGCTACTTCTCTTGCATTTGATAAGTAAGTAGCTTTACTATTTATAGGAACTGGGTTAGTTTTTAACATTTCAATGAATCTAAACATGCCGTAGCCTTTATTGGCCGCTTCCATAATACCTCGTAAAGACTCTAGTTTCCAAAGGTCATACCAAACTATAATGGTTCCGCCTTTTCTAAGCTTCATATAAGCTATTTTAAAAAAATCAAGCAGCATACTGTTATGAGTAGCAATGTCTACATTATCCCAGTCACCAAAATCAATATCAATCATAAAACGGGCTACACCTTTCTTACCTTTAGATTTAAAGCCCGACTTCTTAGAAATAATATAAGGAGGGTCAGTCAATATTAAATCTATTGAAGCGTCGTCAAAGGACTTTAAAAACTCCTCGGCACTACAATTATTTATAAATGGCTTACTACTCATCGAGCTACCTCATCTATTTCCATTTCATTCTTCTGAAACAAAATTCCACAACAAAGGTACTCATGATTAATTATTTTACCTGTTTTAGGATCTTCTAATTGAACATAGTCACTTTTATACCCGATCTGTCTACAGTCAAAGGATTTCGCACAATACTTCCACTCTCCTACTACAGTGTGATCGTCCATAGGCTCGAAATCTCTACAATCTTTTTTTAATTTTAATCTGCAAATACTATCTGGTGTTATTATTAGGGACATATAGGCTCCTTATTTTGGGCTTCTAATATTCTTTGTAAGACTAATTGTTCGGTTATTATATCATTATAATAAAACAAAGTCAAGCATAATTTATTTTCTTCACAATATTCAACTTTCAAATTATCTCTTTTCTTCTGAGCACGGAAATTAGAAACATCATTATCATGCATATGTCTATTAAAGGTGAAGTGCTGCTGGCCCTGAACCTCTATTAAAACTGATAAATCTCTTACAAAAAAATCAAAAAATAAACGAGCACCTTTATATTTTATATAGTGTTCCTTTATAATATGACTAAAAGGAAATAATACCTTAAGTATAGCGCCCACATCTTCAGCTATTTGACTCATACTAATCCTTGCTTCTTATATCCTTCTTCCAAACCTAAAGCTTTTATAACTGCCTCACGGATTATTAAATATATATCCATATTATCCTTCATAAATTGTATGGCCTTAGCTTCACCTTGTGCTATATTCTTTCCCTCATAAGCATACCAAGCTCCAGATTTATCAAGGATACCTAAATCGGTGGCCAAAGTTACACATTCCCATATAGAGTCGTAACCTTTACCATAAACCAAAGGCACAACACAAGATCTAAAAGGCTTACTTAACTTGTTCTTTTTGATAACAAAATTAGTTAGATGCCCCATAACCTCGCCGGATTCAGGATCAACTATATGTGAGCTCTTTGCTTCCCCACCATCTACTTTTATTCTACCAGTCGCACTAAAATCGAGCGCTATTCCTCCAGTTGTTACTTCCGGATTTCCGTAGCCACCTATCTTACTTCTAACTTGGTTAATAAATATTAAAAGTGTATTGGTTTCACCAGCTAAGGGAACAAACTTTCTCATAGCCTTAGACATAAGCCTTGCGAGAAGGCCCATAAATTGATCCTCCATGTCAGCATCAGCCTCAGATTGCGGAATTAGAGAGGACACACTATCAACTACAGCGACATCAATTTCTCCCGTGGCCATTATTTTTTCCAATACATCCAAATTCTCTTCTCCTGAAAATGCCCTGACAAGAAGTAGGTCATCAATATTAACACCCATAGCCGCAAATAACTTTGCGTCAGCTGCTCTTTCTGCATCGACAAAACAACAACGCTTGCCCTGTTTTTGGGCCTGTGCAATAATGCTCATGGTCAAAGTTGTCTTGCCTCCAGATGGAGGACCATAGACCTCATACACCCTCCCAAAAGCTAAACCAGCTCGACCAAGTGCCGCATCAAGACCAAGTGATCCTGTGGATATAGTAGGGATAATAACATCCTTCTGGTCACCCATAGAAGTTAATACCTTACCATACTTCTTCTCAATTGCTTTTTTGACTATGTCCAACGAATCTACCTTTCTATCCTTACCTTCCTCTTCCTTTACTTCCTTTTTCTTTGCCATATTCTCTCCTTAATCAAGTGATATTCCCATATCGTCGTTATCTAATTCTCCTGATCTATCTATACATTCATTTAACTTATCAATATGTTTTGCTTCTGTTTTCTTATAAAGTAATTCTACTGCTTTATTTGTTATCCATACTGCTTTTCCTTGGCCGAAAATTGTAAATCCTACTGGGGGTTTTAGTTGAAACTCTTCCATATTATCAAAGAATGAATCTATTATATCCATACATTCTTGGAAGGCTACTTTTTTATTGACTCCATTTTTTTGGCGCGAGGCTAAAAAATGCTTCGCCACTACTCTATCTCTAGTCTTATCTTCAGAACAAAGAACCTTTGGGTAACGATGTCTCAAAATATTATAGAAATAACTTGGAAGATCATCTAACCTTGTTGTAATAGGCTTCTCTTTTACTTTATCTGATACCCTATAACCACGAAAAATAAGATAATCTTTACAAACAGCATCAAGTTCATCGTAAACAACGTCATCAAACCCAAACACAGGGTTAGTAGAAAATTTATTTATAACATAATTTAAATCTTCCGTCAATGAATTTAATGTAACCTTCTTCATAATTCTTATCTCTTTGTTAATTTAGTAATCAATGCCCTATGACTTTCTAAATTACCTGAATCAAATACCAACCAATTAGTATCATCTGAAAATTTAAAATTTAATTTGGCGTCCTTTATAACCGAAATAGTATTGATCATATGAGCACCATTTACGTCGACCGAAAAAGATTTATCATAATTAACTTCGGAATCACTATCAACCGTGGCCTGATTATTTGAGAATGTAATCTTTTTATCTTGGATTGTCAAGGATAATCTTTTGTTATCGTCTGGATCTAAAAGGTCCCTGAAAGGTGTAAGGCATTCCATTAACATATCTCTATCCAATTCTATTGAGCCCGAAAAATTTTCAAGAAGTGGTTGGTAGTCTGGGAAGGCACATCCAATAACCATGCGCCCATAAACATTCACATTATCAATCTTAACCTCAATCTTGGCCCCCTCGATATTAAAAAATACCTGTGAATTATCTCCAAGTATTTTCCTTAGTCCCTGGGCAAAATCCATCTTAAATAAGAAACTTCCTACTTTAAGGTTACCCCTATTCTCGACCCTATACTCTGAAAGAGTTACAGCGTTAGAACCAACAAAAATTATATGCTTGTCAGTAAATGTAATGCAAGGCCCCTGAAGGTATGTTCGAGTTTCTTTGGGATCAATGGCATAACTAATTTTTTCGATTGCTTCTTTTAGCAACTGTGAATGCATTATGAAGGTTGTTTTTTCTACAGGAATGGGTCTGTTGATTCCGAAGTTGTCAAAGTGGGTAAGTTTAATTTTACCTTTTGTTTCTTTACCATTACCATGAACATTACTAACATAAAGAAAGGTGCTGTCTTTAACTTCTTTAAGATGAAATTCTTTGGCGCCTACCGACCCATCATATGGTGCAAAAGAAGAAACAAAAGAACGCATATCTCCATAAGACACTGTTACATGTCCTGGAACTAAAATTTCTGCCTGGTCTACAGTAATATCTACCCCCATAGTTCCAAGGTTTGATATAAATATTAACTTATTATCCTCGGTAGACTCGATGTAAACTCTTCCTGATGACTCCTCTGTCCCTATCTTGGCCGTGATTCCTAAAACTTTAACTACTCTTTGAAACTCCATAGTATTCAATTTAAATTCCATAATACTTTCTCCTTTAAACAATTAATAAAAACTATTATTCCTTTTTATTCTTCCTTTATACACTATTTTTTAATTCTTGTCAAGGTATTTTAACCGAAGATTAATAAATTATCTCTTGTTGAATAGTTGGTTGCTTTAGTCCAAGCACCTGACCTTTGAATATTTGATATACGTGTCTCATCTAAATATCCCTTATAAGTATATCCTGTTCTAATATCTAAACCACTAAATATAATAGAAGTTCCACTTGCTACGGTAAAACCTGAAACGGAGAATTGATCATGAAGGGCCCCATTCTTATATGTCTTTGCAACACTTCCATCATAGTTAATACTAACATGTGCCAGCTCTAACTCTTGAATAGTAAATGTGGTTTCTGGAGTTAGCCCCGATATTGTTTTTGTGCTGGACGCTCCGTGCCAATTATAATGTATAATATACTTTGTTGGTGTTGCTGAAATCACGTTATTACCCCAAGCCCCATCTCCCTGCAAAGGCTTCATAAATGTTTCTACTGTGCAAGAAGTGAATCCTGGGAAATTATTTACCTGACCTTCAGCATAAGATCCATCACAATATAAAGATCCGCCTCCATTAATTATTCCACTAACAAACTCAGGTGTTCCATACACACAAGGTCTATTAGAAGAACTCTCAACAAACGATCCATCAAAGTGCCATACCCCTAAATAATTATCATCCCAAACGTCTTGTGCTATAGTAGAGCCACTATCATCTATCAAATTACTATCTATGTCTATATTATACCACAAATAAATTTCGGTGTCAACAGAAGAACTTATAAAAGGCACCTTTACCCACATATGGGCTGAACCTAAAGTATGGTTCCAATAAGAAATTTCAGCAGGGCAGGTTACTTGAGAACCAAAAGCATTAGCTATAAATCTTATTTTCTTCCTATTATCATAACTTTCTCCTGATCCATCAGAAAGAATTTCAAACAAAGAAGTAGAATCATAGTCACTACTTCCTGAAGTTAGCCCTATATTAACAAGTATTGGAAAATTTGTCAAGTCAGAATCTATCTTAGTATGATCTATCCTTATTCTAATACTATTTCCTTCATTAAATTCCCCATATGTGCCCACTATAACGGATCCTATGTCTTCTGTCAACTTATTTCTTTCACCAGTTATATATGAAATCAATTCATGTTGATAATTTGATCTTGAAGTTACATCCATTCTGCTTGGTAAATCTCTGAAACCTTTATATTTATAACCAACACTTAAAACTCTAGCACTTATATCTTTGTAACCACCCACCGCATTTATTAATGACTCTAAATTATATTTTCTTAAAATACTAACACGATCTATGACATCCCTCATAGCTTCATCTATTGTAGAATAATCTCTTAAATCAAATATATATTTTTTCTTTACTTGTGCTCTATCTATTGTATTATCAGTTACTTTTTTAAATCCTTCTATTCTTATAGACCATTTAGAATTCCTATCTGCTTTATACACTTTTTCTTCGCCCGAAAAAAAGTAATATTGATCTACTGCTTCTCTAAAAGCAAACTCGACCTCCCTTTGCCAGAAAGGTTCACCAGGAATAACATTTACAACTATATCTCTAGACTTAACTTCATCAAATCTATCTTTCATTGTATATGAAAGATTAATAGTAGCTATTATACTAGCCCCTAAATCCATATACAAAGGCTGCCCATAAATATAGGAGTAAAAATCAAAGGTGTTTTGTCGTTTATAACGAACGGTAAAGTAATTGTAAGTGTAACTCGGCTGTCTAACACTAAATGACAATGGTATCCTTGTAACTTCTCTTCTATTATACCTTATTGTTATAGAATCTTCAACTAAATATTGTTCAGAATTAATATATGATTTAATATCAAACATATTATCAACTATGCTCGAATAAATATAACCCCTCAAATCAAATTTAACTTTTGGATTTATATAGGCATTTAAATCTTTATACCCAGAGCCAAAACACGCGGCGTTTATTACACCTTTTATATCTATATGAGACAGCAAAGCAATATTTATAAAGTTTTTTACTAAAGTTATTTTTGGAACCAGCTGAGATGGTATATTTATTAACTTACCAACTGAAAAGATATAAGCCCCTAAATTAAAGGGCTCTATAGTTTCAATATATGAGTTTATATTTTGTTCGCCATAACTTGTCACATAACCAGGTAAATCTAAAGATACCTTAAGCCCAAGCATACATTTTAAATATGCTTTTAAATCCACAGGCTGAACCACATTAATATAAGCCCTAATATCATTAGCTCCATACTCAGCTAACATATAGGCAGGTAAATCAAATATGTGCCAAACATCAATACTACTTGATATATCTACAGGTCTTACAGCTTGTAAATAAGCACCCAAATCCTTAGGCGGGGCTTTAATTCCTAATTTACCCCACAAAAGAAATGAATTATAAATATGAGGAACAATACCTGGTAAATCATACTCCGCCCAACCATGTAAAAAAGCGGCCACATTTTTTATAACATTACGAGCATACACCCGCATTATATGGTTTATATCTATAGATAATCTAAAATTAACTTTTAAATAATTTGGTATATTATGAGTGGCAGGAGTCCAACCGCGTATGGCTACTTTTAAATTCTTTTGATTTAATCTATGCCAAGGTCTTATAGTTTGAAAATAATCATATTGTTCTGGATAAGTAGGTTTTAAATACTCTGCTACATCTTTTTCTAATCTAAAATTAGGTTTTAAATAGTTTGGTATATCACGCTGTCCTGGTTTCCAACCTCTAATAGTATTAAAAATATCCTTACTATTATCACGGGAATAACCTCTAATAAGATTAGAAACATTATATTGGTCTTTGCCCCACATTCTTATGGTTGAAAATACATCTTTAATATTACCAACAGAATACATTTTAATTACTGAGTTAACATCCAAAAAGGAATTAATAGCTGGTTTTATGTAATGTATTAAATCTACTGTATCTTTTATTGTGGGTTTAACATAATTTTTTAAATCTTTAATATACCATTTACCGTTAATAGTTCCACGCAAATCAAAATGAGGTGGATTTACCTTTAAATAGCCACCTATATCCCTTATACCACCATATCTACAAGGTAATTTTAAAGTTTTTGGTCCTCTACTATCATAACCTACTATAATTGTAGGACAATCTTTTAAATAAGTATAATCACTGTTCTGATAAATACCCATAGCAGTCATAATTGAAGATATGTCTAAAACTTCTTTAAACACGCCACGAATTGTATTTTTTATATTTATGTAAAATGGAGAATATAGATAGGCATTTAAATCATAAGAACTTTTAAACTTTATACCGGTAATATCTGAAGATACATTTTCTTGGCCGGGAGCAAAAACCTTAATTATAGAATTAAGATTAACGGTCCCCTCACTAACAACCCCATAAGAAAATTTAAATTGAAGATCATCGTTTGAAGGAGGAGTATAACCTACATCCGAAAACTTAAAAAAGAGGTTATTTGAATTTGGTGGATTATAATCTGCCAAAACTTAAACCTCCTTAAAATATTACGTTTATGTCTACAACATTCGAACTATCCAAAGTTTCTTGAGCTCTTCCTGCCTGAGTTGTTGAATAAAAATCATACAAAGATCTGGTAGAACTATTTATTACACTAACTGTTCCTGATGAGGCTAAATAAAAATTACCTTTATTTATTCCAGCTGATGGATCCGCCCAAATAGAAGTAAGATTAGAAGAACCTTTCAGTATAAAACCATAAAAAGTTCCTATAGGAGCAAAATCAAAGTCTAAATTATAAACCTCTATGGGGTCATCAAAGTTAAAATCTGTGGCCATAATTAGCTCCTAAGAAGTTTCTGGTATAATCCAATCATGAACTATTGTATTAAAGTCTAAATTATTTTCATTAAAACAAACAATATAATAAGGAGTTGTTAGACTCACAGAAGTCTCAAAAGTATAATGTCCAGTAACATCGCTCCACGTTTCACTTAATAACTTTCCGGTATCTCTATGATAAAGACGTAACATTCTGGAAACTGGATTTATGCCCTTTTTTGTTACATGCCCTGTCACAAAACCCCTTTGCTCCATTTGCCAATCACCATGCATTAATAAATTTTCTTGCATGGTGGAGCCAAAAAAAGAAACTTGTGGTCTATTATTTATAGTAAAAGTAGGTGTATTTTTTATACCATTACCAGTCAATCTGCCTTGCTGTGGATCTAACTTATAAATAGAAGATATAACCTGTGGGGGTTTAATATTAATATCATCTGTTGATGATAAATCTACCACACCATAATAAACACTGTTATCTCTTATTATGGGGGACATAACATGAATATCATCTACAAAGGTCTCTATGGTAAGGTATAACTTATTATCTCTTAACACGGGCGACGTGATGTGTATATCATCCGCAGTATTTGAAGGTATTCCGACAACTACATTTCCAAGATCTGCCATAGATTATCCTATACTATCGGTGTATACCAATCACCGGTTATTTGAAAACATAAATTACCAGTATAAATAGGACACATATAAAAAGTATTTCCTGATAATGCCCCTGATCCTTCAAAAGACATAGGATTACGAAATTGAGTAGTTCCTGCTATTATAGGATCAAATAACCCAGGTAGGTATCCCAAAAAAGTATAATCATGCATAAGTTTAATTCTATCTATATGCATGGCCCCTGTTAATCTATCGGGATATACTAAATAACCATGTGATCCTATAGTTGCTCCATCTCCAGTTGTTCTAAAAACACACTGAGTAGAAGGAACAAGTAGATGATTCCAAGCTCTTCTTATATATTTACCGCCGCTGGTAAATTGTTGGCCTTGTATCTGGGAATTCCAACCATTAGTTGAGTGTTGTTGTGTTACTAAAAGTGTGTTGTAAGGAAAATCGGCCGAAGTGCATAAATAATCTCCAAAAAACTGCATATTTCTGTAATCCATATAAGTGGTTGGGTAAGAAGCATAAGAAACACCACTTATAAAATAAAAACTTCTATCCGTAGCATAAATTTCCCAAGTATTATCTGATGTGACGCTGGTAGCTTTCCAAAACCGACTGTAAATATAACTCTCAGTAACGAAAGGCTCCGTGCCTGTATTTATATCAGACATTGTAGCGTAGGCATTAACAGACGTATAAGTTTGGGTATCATCTACTCTCAAATAACACCTTCTTCCCGCCGGAGCTCTATATACAGCCAGATTAGTTCCAGCAAATACTTTTGACCAACCAGCTGAAGGCTTTGAACCATAACCATTAACTAAACAAGCGTCCAAAACTTTTATAAGTTCGCCGGCCACATTACTCTGAGTTGGAGCTGATGTATCACTCCATCTATAAACAAATACACTCATAATTTTCTCCTAAATTTAATACCAACTGGTGCTGGTATTTATAAAAACCTGCGCGTTCATTAAAGGAATAACACTCATAACAGTTCCTGACATAGTAACATCCCCATCAACTGTAAATGTATCCATATTTGTATAAGGCTGTCTATGCAATGGCTCATAAAGTCCTGGCATATCTCCCATATAAGCACCATTGGCCACTAATCTTACTTTATCCATTAATAATTCACCAGTGGCTGGGTTTGGAAAAGTTATTGCATTATAATAACCAAGGTTAGTTTTACCAAAATTAAAATAAGCTATGGCTCTATTACCATTACCCTTTAGATAGTCCCAATAACGCCAACAACGTTTTCCATTAGTATCATAATTAATAGAATTTATATTATAGCCAGCTGAAGCCCTACTAGCATCACCTGTAATACCGTGAGTAAGCATAGTATTATATGGAAACTCTGTGTCTCTACATTTATAGTCCCCGAAAAAATTTAAAACTCTACTTGTGTAAGAAGCATTACTACACATAACAATATAAAAACTTCTATCTGAAGCATAAACCTCCCATCTTGCGGTTACACCAGAAACAGTAGAGTCAACCTTCCACCAAACTCTACTTGTGTCATTCCAATCGCTGAAGGGCTCCTCACCTGTGTTTATATCAGACATTGTAGCGTAGGCCTGAACTTGAGCAAACCTGTAATCGCCGGCCGAAATCGGAGCATTATCATCAATATATAAATAACAGCCCCTAGAACCAGAGAGAGTTGACCTAAATACGGCTTTGCCGGAGCCTACATCCTCATAAGGACATTGCCAGCCAGCACCTGAAATGGTAACTCCAGAAGAAGTGGTCCATCCATCCACTAAACACTTTTTTAACACAGTATTTAAAGACCCTTTAGTGTAGTCCAATAAAGGGGCGCCTTGATCCAAATATGTATATTTATGAATTAAACTCATCTATGTCTCCTATGTCCAAGGGCCTGTAAGATCTATAACACACATACTATTATAGCAAGGTAAACAATATAAATTTCTTCCTGATAGACTACCTGAACCAGAAAAAGTTACTGGATATGAAACTGCTGATGATGGGCTATGTATGATGTCGTATAGTCCTGGCATTTTTCCAATTAAACTTGAATTCTGCACCATATTGACAGGCTCTATTACCATGTCCCCCAAAATAGGATCAGGAAAAACTGATAAAGCAGTATGTAGCCCAAGGTAACTAGAATTTCCAACCGTCAGGTAAGTAAATTGCTGACCTGTCTGTAAAATTTCATTCCAACCACGTCTACAGTATTTTCCAGAAGTATTTATAGTCTGAAGATCATAATTATATTCCATATTATCTCTATAAGTGCCATTAACACCATGTATTAAAGCTGTATTATAAACAAAGGCAGTATTCCTAGCTACATAATCTCCAAAAAAGAATATAGCTTTATGTGCGACAACTGTAGCATGACTACCAACATAGTAAAAAGAAGTGTCTGATGCTATAACTTCCCAAGGATTTGCTGCATTGTCTTGACTTTGGCACCAATTAACTGCAGCAGAGTTTGTAAACGGCTCAGTTCCCGTATTTATATCAGACATTGTAGCGTAGGCCTGAACCACTGCATATCCAGATGCGTTAGAATTATCTACTCTTAAATAACATCTATTACCAGAAGGTGGGCGATAAACCCTTAGGTTAGCTCCTGTATATACTATAGACCAACCAGCGGAAGCCTTAGAACCATAGCCATTAACTAAGCATGCATCTAAAACACTAACTAACTGGCCAGCAGTAAAGTTTGTTATTTGTGGGGCACTTGCATCTGTTGAGCTATATTTTGTTATTGCCATAAAATCTCCTATCTCATATGGTAAATACCTACTCTATTTGTTCCTTCATCAATAACAAAAGCCCCTGATGTGGTAGCTACAAATAGAACATTGTTTATTTTATTAAGTGATGTTTTTTCAGTTACATAAATATCATTTATTTTTTCATTCTTTGGTAATTTTGAATCATCCGTTAAATATTTATAAGATGACTCTTCCCAATTATTTAATTTATTTGTTTGAACATCTATTTCCCAACCAGCTACACCTGAAATAGTATAGTATAACTCACCATAACTTGTAATATGACACTTTTCGGCCCGGCCTCCGCCGGTTATAGTAGTAATACTTTTATAACCCTGTGGTATGGCCTCAATTAAAGAAACCCTTGTTCCTGAATTAGAGACTATACCTAAAAAATTACCATTAGCATTAACATAATTAACATTATTACTTTCTATATAAGGGGAGGTTAAATAATCTTCTAAACAATTATATAAATTATAAGGAGTAATTACACTACCACTAATACAAGTCTTGTTTACCCTTTTTAGCCCGCTGTAAGTAGTTCCAATATAAACATAATCTTTGGCCCCAGTTATTGATACGGTATCCTCTAATGGTATATAAGCACACAAATCATTAGTATCTACTGTGTATATACTTAACTGACTTGCTGCAGCTGCGTAAATATAATTACTATCTGTATATATTTGTTTTATCATTAAGGTATAATCCTATCAAAAATCATAGCATTAAATGTATCTCTTGGTGGTAAAGCTACTACATAATGAGGTTCCCCAGCATAAGGAGAAGATACCATGAAAGTCCCACTCTCGGTAGCAGTATTTGTGTAATCTACAACTTCCCCTGTGCTACTTCTATGTAAATAAATAGGCACTCCAGAGGACCTGGTCCCTAAATCGGAAGCCCAACCATTAAATGTAAACCTATTATAAAAATTAAAAACTTCGCTTGTATTTGTTACTCCAGTTGTTGTGGTTTCAATATACCACTTATATTCAATACCACTTGGAGTATCAAAATCTACATAAACAGTATCGCCACTATGAACACCTGAAACTGTGCTACCTATATGGGCATTATAAATATCATAAAAATCAACTGAAAAACTACTATCAGGAAGACCTGACATAGTTACTATTGCAGACAATTGTTTGGTTTGGCCATATACTGTGCTTCCATTTTCTGGTATAATATTAGAAAAAGCAAAAAACTCAGAAATAGATTGAAGTAGCCCATCATTTAAACTATAATATGTAGCCTTTCTCCAAGCATCTGATCTAGCTATACTCGATATTCTAACCTCATCTATATGGCCTTTAAATGACTGACTATAACCAACCGAACCGCCTATAGCGTTTGATGTATTAGCTCCTATACTCACCCCACTAACTGATGTGCTACTATCTTTTTGAACCAAATCCATGTAAGCTATAAGATTTGACCCAGATCTTACTAAATTATAATATTGCCAAGTTCCAGTTACAGTAGCTATATTATCTACATAAACTGACCCATTAACAAAAGTTACACCATAAGCAAGCCCAGAATCAACATATAAGGCATGAAACTTATTAGCAGAGGAACTATTACTAAATATGGTATTCGGCCCTACTATATAAATACCGCCTTCTATAGTAAAATCACCTGTTCCAAAGTTAAAATTAGAACTATCCTTCAAAGCTATTAGGTCGTTGGAACCGTCAAAATCTAAGGCTCGTCCTACTTGTCCATTTACTATAGAATCTGCTTCTATCATTGACCCTTGTGGGGTGCCATGTAATTGATATTTAGTTGAATCTTTTATACTATCTGTTCCATATACTGGGTTTTGATTTAAATGATATACAGCACTGTAATTATTAGACCACACTTTTTGCGCGGAAAAATCTCCAACATCGCCAATATATTGGGAGGCTGGTTTATTTTTATCATAATAAAGTTTAAGTTGTGTGTAGGAGATGCTATCAACAGTAGGAACTTTTGTCCAAAGTGATGCCTTATTGACATACTCATATAAACATATTTTACGAATTAAAATATTGGTTCCGCCTCCAGAAATATTATCAGCGACCCTAAAAATATAATATCTAAATGACTGATTATTATCTAAATAGAAAAATTGTTTATCTATACGATCTATAGCAACATGGTCTCTGGCTGTAAAGGTGCCCAACAAAGTTAAATCATCTATATTAGAATAAGTTGTATTAGAAAAAGCAGCACTACTATTAGAACCATAAATAGAAAAGTTCTTTGCACCCATATTAGTAACACCGCCAGAAGAATGTCCATTTTCTATATAAAATCTTTTTATTATCTTACTTTCACCTAAATCAATATTAAATTTTTGATTGGTTATTTGCCCATTCCCTGATGCCCAGGTGGCGTTTGCATGATTACCTAAAACGGTTATGGTTGGATCAACAGCAAACCAAGGTAAATAATTTGAATCATGATAACTTGTGGCTATTACTGTAGTTGTGTTAATTATTTTAGGATAAACAGAAACATATCTATTTTCCCAATCACTAATTTCTGTATAAAGTTCTGTCTCTATTCCACTCACAGTGGTAGTTACAGCCATACTTTTTCTGTTATGCCAAGATTTACCATACTCATCTTTGGGGTAATCAAAGCCTATTTTATAGTAATTGGGTATACCTTTAGTTATTCTTGGATAAGCTATGTAGCCGGCAGTAAATTGAATTATATTATTTTCAGAACTGTTCATTCTTCCACCAACACGTATTGCTTTATTTGTACATCCTAAAGAGGCAGAATGTGTGGTCTTGCTAAGGAAAAACCCATTTAAATAAAAATACAAATAACCATCCATCCTGACCAAGGCTACATGATGCCATTGGTTAGTAGTAAGTCCTGGGGCCGATACAGCTATAAAAGAAGATGCCCCCGAAGCTCTTGTAGCAAAAACTATCTTTACTCCAGAACCCCAAGCGCCGTCTGTACCATATTGAAGTGCCCAGGTTCCGTCTCCGGCTGCATCCATCGCCCCTTGTGAAAATAAACATTTGGCAACCGATACATCTGTAGGATATACCCAAGCCTCCATAGTAAAGTCGCCGATGCCCAGATTTATAGAGGGATCGTATGGAGTGTATAAGTAAGAAGTCGATCCATTAAAATATAAACTCTGCTTAAAAGATAACAATGTACCTATAGGGACAAAATTAGAGGGTGGAGAATAAGAAAACTCATTAGAATTAAATCTAAAAGTAGCAGTAGAGGTAGTATATAAACCTACTATTGGTTTTACTGGCACCGCTCTATTTTTTAAAAAAGAGGAGCCCGTAAAAGCTGGATTCTCGCCAGTAGTTGGATTTCCTGATGCTTGCCAAACACCATTTTTAGAAAACCAAACAGAGCCCGTGTAATGATCGACAGCAACACCAACCACATCCCCAACAGCAAAAGTATTACCATAAGCTGTTGGTAAGGCATTATAATATGTATTTCCACTATTTCCATAATAACCATAACTTGTGGTGTTGTCTCCAGGGTAAAAACCCGTAGGATTGCCTATACCTACCATATGATGGGTACTCGAACCCTGGTCCACTATAACTTCAAAATAGTATCTACCAAAATCTGCATGGGCATTTGTAGTAATACTTGCCCAACTATTATAAGCGGCGTAAGATACTGATTTTTTTTCAGTTGTAATAGTGGCATGGTAATTAAAATAATACTTTTTTATTAGATTACCAACAAAAGATACTGGATTTTTATAATTGGAGATGTCACCATCAAAAGATAAAAGTAATTTAGTCCCGCTTGTTGTTGTATAAGGATAAGTTGGAGGAGTAAAATTAGATGTCCATAAAGCCTCCCCTTTGGTTATTCTTACGCCATACATACTACCAACAAACGGTATTACTGTTCCTCCGTCAAGTAAATCTTTTCCTATATTTAAAGGACGAGTTGTAGCGAAATTATTAGAAACGGTCCCAGATGCTGTAGCTATACCATCCTTATATATCTTTGTCTGATTGGTCCCTTCCCTGACAACCGCTATGTGGGTAAAGGTATTACTAGTAGGTGTTCCCCCATTATTTATCATCTCTACTAAACCACTGTGAAACTCTAACTGGCCGCCAAAAATTTCAAAAGACCACATATCAGCACTAGCACCGGAGCTTGGCCTATTACTAATTAAAGCTCGTCCTGTTCCAATGGCTGACATATTAACATACATATCTATAGTAAAAGGGCCTGTTCCAAAAGTCCAATCATCGGAACTTGGTAACTGTAAGTAAGAAGTTCCATCAAAATTACAACAATAGTTAAAACCACTAACTGTTGTCCCACTTATTGTAGCATTATTATAAAAATTAATTTGTCTTGATGAATCAACATCATCCATGGTAGAATGTATATATAAAATATCCTCTGCTTCCGCTGGAATTTCTTTTTCATTGGTTGGAATAAAAGTATTATCAAACAAACAATTGCCGTTATTGATTCTTAATTCAGATATATATCCGTTTAAGTAATGATCAGAAAAAGTATTACCATTTATGCCTATAATTAGGGGCTGAGTAGAAATACCCAAAATAGGTCCAGCGTAATAAGAATCTTGTTCACCATTTATATAACAGGACGTTATTTTACCATTATAACATAAACTAATATGATACCATATATTAGCGCTAATGGTTTTTGCCCCTGTTATCAACGTTCCTGCGCCAGCAAAATATCCTTGTGGATACCAACATATTTTATTTCCTGAGCTAAGATACAAATACCAAGAACCATTAACAGAAGTATTCTGCCAAACATTTAAAAGTGTTTGTTGCGTAGAAACTACGCTAAAATTAACCCAAAAGTCTATAGTAAAATCTTGATTATTAAAATAAAAATCCGATGATGCTGGGATAGAAATATAAGAACTTAATCCATTAAAATAATAACTTTTTTCAAATATCCCGTACCCTGAGTAAGATTGCACATTAGTAAAAGACATATATTTTACGGGAGTTGATAAATCCCCCTCTGGTAACAACAATAATCTAGTATCTTTATCAGGAATATATGATCCTATAACCGAATCCAATTGAAAATCCGAGGTCCATTTAGCCACACCTTTAGTAACCCTAATCAATGCTAAATTACCTTTAAATCTTCTATCTGAGGGATTAGACCCTATGTAAAGATCGGCCGCAACAATAGATGTGGAATTATTTGATGACCCAGAAGCTACTCCGTTAATATAAATACTTATTGCCCCACTATTTTTTACCACTGCGACGTGTGACCACTGTCCTGAAGTTAAAGCGGAAGTAGAGGCCAGCTGAAATGCCCACACAGAACCATTATAATAAATATGAACTCCTATGTAAAGACCGCCTGTAGACCAATCAGAGGCTGTAGAATACCCCAAAGTTATTTCCAAATAAGCGGCAATTCTAAAAACTATATCACGCTCGTTTGTAGATCCGTATGGCTCTATCCAAAAATCTACTGTAAAATCTTCTGTACCAAAAGCCCAATCTGAACTGGAAGGTATAAGCAAATAATCATCTAAACCATCAAAATAATAACAATAATCCGTGTCATTTAAACTAGATGTACCACTTATAATCGCCCCACCATAATAAGTAATATTATGCCTAGACCATGAAGAGTCTCCAACACAGTGATTTAATAAGCTTGTACCACTGACATTAGGATCATAATCTAATTTTGTAAATACGTTAGAAAGGTCATAATTATTTATACCCGTTCCAGATGCTATAGACATTAAGGCAGGAAAATCTACAAGATCTTCATCTATTTTACTACTATCAATTACTAAAGTAGTGCTATAATCCCAACCTGTTGGATCAAAGGTCATATATTACCTCGTTATATTCCCCACCAAACTTTTAATCTAGTGGTTTCATTTGTGTCGAAAGATTCATTAGGAAAATTAGTCTGAATATATAAAGGCTGGCTTGAATTTGGCTGTATATCTTCCACTTTTACCGCCGGCGGAGAAAGTATCTCATGAATTATAGGTGTCACAGAAGGATTATTAGTCATCAAATCAAACTTAACTTGGTGATATTTAGTTTTAGGTAAAAAATAACCACTAGCTTTTACTTTTTGCCAAGCCAAAGTCCCACTAACTCCCCAAACTGGATCATAGGTTGCTGGTAAGACTTGTATATCACTTTTACAATGTGTATCATGTTCTACATGATAAATATCAAAAAATCCTGTAGTAGTATAACCGGTTGTCATAGTTTTAAGTATATTCCCATTATTATTATAAATAATTATGCTATCATTAGAAGCGCTATAAACTGCTACATACCCTTTTTCTGCGCGAATTTGTGTAGGAGCTGACACAGCAAAAGTAATTCTTCTAACCCCAGAACTATCATGATGGCTAATTTGATTATTATTAGCCCCCCAAAATCCATCAGAACCATCATTACAAATATAATACATAGAGTGGGTGGCTTGTATGATTCCTAAAGAACTACCATCATCAATAAATCGTTTAACAGTATAACCAACAATGTCTGAAACCCAACACCCCCCATCCCCTGTAGAACAAACTGCTCCTGGATCTGTCATAGATGTATCACTAAACAAAGAGTTACCTGAACTATCTAAATGAACCAAACTTTTGTTAGATTTGTCTATATACCAAACACCACCTCCATTTATTTCTGGAGAAAAGTTTTTAATATAATCAAAAGTCGATTGATAAGACCAAACAACAACAAGACTACCACTACTATAATCTATTAAAACAAATTTTGTGTGACTTTTACAATACGCCCATAAACGACCATTCCCATCATAAGATAGTCCCCCATCAAATGCATAATCGTTACCTAAACTAGAAACATTATTTATTAACAATTTACCAGTGTTAATTACCTTTACTGTCTGCAGTACATAATCCCATGGGGCGGAAATGGAAGTATTAACAAAAACATGTCCTTGTTTTCTACATACAGCTGTTCCTATAGTAGTATAATAATTATTATATCCAGGATTTGACCAATTATACCAAATGGCATTTTCTATATTTGTATATAAGTTATATGTATATATAACTGTAGCATATATGGTGCTTGCTTTATATCCCCAATAAATTTCATCCACCGCTACAGGCTCTATATTACTACTTCTTACATTTATTGTTCCACCATACACATTTAAATCGTCGCCTATAGTAGTCCCACTAACTACTGTGGTGGTAGTTAATAAATAACTTGAAGAATATTGATCTGGAAAATTAAATATTGGTGTAAGATAAGAACCTGAGGCAGTAACTAAACTACCAATCGAAACAAATCCTGTAGGAATAGGGTAAGAAAAAAAGGCACTATCAAATCTAAAAGTTACTTTATCATTCTGATGATATAGTGCAGCTGCTGGCCTAATTGGGGTAGTTTTACTTTTTATGAAAGCCAGATTAGTATAATTAGGAGAAGTATCAGTGGATGGATTACCACTATTTTGCCAAACTCCATTTTTTGAAAACCAAATAGAACCATAAGTATGATCAACTGCTATACCTATTACATCATTTGTTGTGTATGCTGAACCCATACCAAAAGCACCGTTATTATAATAACCATTCCCATCATAACCATAATAAGCTATACTAGTAGAATTGTTTCCTGGGTAAGTATCTATATTATAAGTTATGTTACCTATACCTATCATCATGTGTGTAGGAGAGGTTAATTGATCCACTTTTACTTCAAAATAATATTTACCATGCATTATAGCGCCGGCCGTTTGGCCGGCTTTCCAAGAATCAGTAACAGTTTTAGTTAAAGAAAACCCACTTATAGTTATAGCTGAATTAACATTATTACTATCAAAAACAAAAGGCTCTGTTTTATATAATTTAATAGTATTACCTGATACACAAGTAAAATCTCCAGGAAAAGTTCCTAAATCCCATCTGTAGTCAGTATTTATATTATCACTACCTATAGCAAAACCATCTTCTAAGCCATAAAACTTATTCTGCTCTCCGTTATAAAGTTTAATATATTTATCAGACTCTTCTCCTGTATAATCAATAGTAATATAAGCATTGGCTACAGTATCACCGCTATTGTATAAATCTATATGAGATACATCTCCGGATAACATATTATTAAGAGTTATGTCTGATTCATTTCCTTCCACGCCAAAACTTACTATCTCATCGTTATTTAATGCTTTTATTTCCAATAACTCACAAGTAGTATTAGTAATATAAAATCTAATATATCTTGGAGAAAAAGAGTCTGGAAGATTTTCAACATAAAAATATTCGGAATTAAAATTTCTTGTAAGATTGGTATAAGAATCAACCTCATAATTTTTATAAGATAGGTTCATATTACCTAAAATGGTTCCAGATGCTGTAGAGCTACTTAAATATATCCTTATATCACTAATATTTATTCTATTAGATAGATCTATATCTAAATATAAAGTCTGGCCTGTTAAGGATGCGCCTGAAGAAGTAGTGTTATTATTTACAAGTTTAGCTAATTGATCGTAGGATAAACTAATGCCGACCCCAGAAACTGTGGTTGATTTTATTATCCCATCAAGTATTATATTATCCTTGGGCATTATCTACTCCATTTTATAGACAAATTAATATTTAAATCTTTAGGTTCTTGTATGTTGACCAATTTTACATATATACTTTTACTTTCTCCGGGGGAAATATTTTCTAATTTTACTGTTGGATAAGTTAATACCCTTCTAATTTTAGTAGAAATATGATCATGCTCAGAAACAAAGGTAAATTTTAATTGGTAATAAGAACTTTTAGGCAATTCGCCACCATTTTTATTTATAGTATACCAATCTAATTTACTAGTATCTCCCCACACAGGGTCGTAACTTAATGGAAATACCTTATAATCTATTTTACTTTGATCATCGTAGTCCAAATAAAAAACCGCCGGCTTAGAAGAAGTTACTCCAAAATTCTTAAATGTATTTATTATAACAAGGGTTACTTTATCTATAACATAAACTACTCTTAATTTTTCACTATAAATATAAATATTTTTTGGGGATAAACATACATGATCTGCTTTGGATGGCAACATCATTTTAAACATAAGAACCCCAGAAATATCTATATGTCCTAAAATATCTCCGTTTATATACCAAACAGTGTCATCATCATCTGAATAAATGTAAGAGAGATTAAAATCTAAGGCTGAGGAAAAAGTAACAGCCCCATTGTGTGATACTCTATGAAGATTCCAACCTATAGACTCGAATACCCAACAACCATTATCAGTTGTTGAGGCTACAGCTGTAGGAGATGAAAAATATTTTTCATATAGTTTTGTTCCATAAGAATCCCTGTGAACTAGTGACCCCTTTTTTTTATTTGTATACCAAATACCACTACCACGTTTCTCTACTGAAAAATCATATATATAATCATCTTTATTTAAATTATAGGTCTCTGTAAAATCGGCTGCATTAATAATGTTAATATTAGTTAAAGTTCCTAAAATTTTACTATAGCCCCAAATAGAAGAACCTGCGTAAGAAAACTCCATCTTATTAAATTGAGAGTTAGTAGCAGAAACATTACTCAATAAAATACCATCTTTATTATAAACAGTCAAGTATGTAGATGAATTATAAGCTATTAAATTTCTCAGAGGACTAACAGCCACACAATTAGGAGGAGAATAATAATTAGCAGGGTTCCAATATATATCTAAACTACCCAAAGTAGTGTTATATTTTTTAAGTCCTACACTGGTGCCCCAGTATAATTCCTCTAAAGCGATAGGTTTTGTATTAGAACTTCTTATTTCAACATTTTTTTCTAAACCACCAGAAACCTTTATCTCATCAATATCAATATAACTATTTTTTAATTTATCAATTGAATATAATATTGGTGATATATAAAAAGCATTAAATGGGACTTTATCTAAAATATAATCAGATACATAGGAATAAATAATTGTTTCGCCTACATATGGTAATAAAAAAATATGACCTTCACCGGCCTCACAGTTAGCAGTAATTACTGACAAAGGTTGATTAGCGCCAACAATACAAACCATGTTACCGCCACCATAATTAATACTCATTTGTATCTGATTAGAGATGGCAGAATAAAAAACCGGAATTATCGGTTGGGTATCTATATGGGGATTAGATATAAAATATGAATTACTAGTAACATCCCTAACATAATTTGGATCATAATAACCCCAACCTGGAACAATATCATATATCCCCGCAGCAACAAAAATGGGGGCCTGATCCGCTAAAACAAAATTAATATAGCAACCACCCCCAACATGACCATCGCCTGCTACAGCTATCCCAATTTGACAAGGAACACTAAAAGCTAATGATCCAATACTAGTAAAATAGCCCTTATTCTCTAAAATAAACTCCAAATTATTAGAAAGATTCCAACTTCTTTCATAAAAAAGCCCAGCTAGATTTTGTAAATAACCACTTATAATATATACACCATTAACTACATCTACGGTAAGATCTAAGGCAGTAAATAAACTATAACTACCAATACCGGATGCCAACACAAACAAACTTCCTGAAGTAGTTGTTATATCATCTGAACCTGTATAACCTCTATCAACAGCAATGTGCCCATCAGAATCTATATAGGTTCCAGTAAAAGCACCTAAACTTTTATTTAATAATATATTTGTGCCAATTTCTAAAGAAAAATTGTTTGTTATTGGGGCTATACTAATATAATCATGACTACCATCTTCAGAATATTCTACATAAACATAAGCGTCGGAGGCAGTAGAACCAGAATTAGTGATTGGTACCTCATAAACAAAGTCTATATCATCCATAACTATATCCATAATCTTTCTCCTATAATATAGATAAGTTACTTAAACAGGGGTTACCCAAGTGATTTCAAGGTTTGCTGTCTTCTTGCTGCAGGATTTAAAACTTGAGTCCTTATTTGTTCTAATAAATATAGGCACTTTTTCTCCTGCCGGAACTTGTTCGAATATAAAAGGAAATTGGCCATCAGAAACTTTATAAAAATTTATACCATCTTTAGATAACTCAACAAAACTATTTGGAGTAATGGCACTATCCTCTATTGGGGATTGTTTTTCTATATCAAAGAAAGTTTTACAGTAATCGTAAACTCTTAAATTCTCAAAAATAGCACTACCAAAAGCATCATTATTATAAGCCAAAAATGTATTGGCACCGCCGAGTCTTAAATTAACCGATTTAGCATCCCCAATAGTCCATGGATCTTTGCTGGCTAATACTAAAACACCATTCAAATAAAGACGCACTGTGTCCCCATTGTCAGTATTCATGCCATCATTGCTCCAAACTAAAGCCACATGCATTGGAACTTTATAACTAATATAAAATTCTGGTAATATTTTTTCACTATCATGCAAATAAATAATTTTATAATTTGTTTTAGCGTTACCAACACCAACCTCAAACCAAGAGGCTGATCTTATACCTAAAGAAACAATATCATTATTATTATTTACCAAAGTAAATAAAGTTCTTGAATTTATATTCCCATATAAATCCAAACCTTGAGAATCACAATAAGGCTTAAACCAAAATTCTACGGTACCTTTATTTAATGTTAAATTAGATATAGGAATCTCTAAAAACTCGTTCCAAGTTAAACACAGCCCTTTACCAAAATGAACCGTATCTTCAAAATAGTTACGTTTAATCTTAAAACTATCTATACACATATAAAATGATTTTCCTACCCCAGAGTAAATCAACCCGATAGATTCAAAAGGCCTGTACATGAAATTTAAATTATTATCTAATCTGCCAGTCGAATTATTTTTTGTAGGATTAGTAAAATCAAAATTATTAAAAGGTATCTCTATTTTGTTCCATCCTGTAACCAAATTCAAATTAGTAAAATCTTTTATATAATAACCTAACGGGGTATTATTTTTAAAAGAGCCGAAGGCTATACCACCGAAGGTAGTATCAATGGCCGTAATGTCACTTATATATAACCAAAAAGATAACAAATCCATTTCAGAAAAATTATTATCTATATCAAAATTGTCTCCTTGTAAAAATTCTACTAAATCTATTCCTGAAGAAGTTGGATAATCTACTCTTAAAGATCTTTTTGATTCTTTAACATTTAAACTATCATTAGACAACGTGCTTAAAACTGACCGCCACCACCAATGATAGCTTACTGGGTCAAATTTTTGATCTGAGTATATTCTAATATTCCCAACTGTATGTGGCCCGTAATGATTCGTATTATTATCGTAAGAATAATTAGTAGCCGTGTCATAAGTCAGGGCTATCCATTTTAATTTGTCTGCCCTCTTTTTTACTACTGGTATACCGACACCCCAAGAATATGGAGTACTTTCATGAATTACTCCTTTAATTATATAATAACCTTCATTTGAAATATGTAATAAACTATTTTGAGAAACCCAACCGGCACCTAATATAGAAGCTGATAGTTCAATAATATCTTTATTTCCTATAAATTGTAATCCTATAAAATTGTTTTTTAATGCACCATAAGATTCCCAAGTTACTGTATAAGAACCGACCGGCAAAAAAGTAGACTCGGAAAAAATATACTCAATAGAATCAGACATCAGTTGTTTAATAGCAGATGAATAAAAAGTTAAATAATTACCGGCCGAGGTTGCAAAAGAAACTTTATTAGGATTATTATTTGCACTATCTGAACAACTAAAAAACTCCCCGTACTCATTCCAAAGTTTATAATAATATAATCTACCTTCCTTAACAAATTGAGATTTACTAATAAGCTCATAGTTTGTGACACTAAAAAAATCCTTCATATTAATACAAATTATAGGATGGTCCTCGCTACTCATCTCACCGCCTTTAGATGTAGTGTATACTTCAAACTCGCTAACAAAACCACCATCTAAGTGTAATGAAACATCTGCATCCGGATTATAAATATAATCATCTCCATGAGCATAATTCAATATCTTCAACCTGACACGCATAGCGTCCACTGGTGAAAAATAATGAGAAGTTATTAAATCTAAATTATCTTCTATATCTAATACTTTTTCAAAATCTTCTCCTGAGGCTGTTGAAGAAGTCCATACTGCGTAGTCTATATTATAATAAGCCTTATCATTACCTGGACCATGATAAATTACCACACGTTCTATATTTTGTATAGTATCGAATGTTAATTCTAAAGTTGGGTCTTCATCAGAAGATAAAAATCCCCAACATGAATCGAAACTTCCAATAGATTTAATACCATCATTAACATTTGCTGGACTTAAGTTTGTAACAGTATAGGACGAACCACTAACTGTAACATAAGATGAGCCACTTACAGTTGCAGTAAGAGCCACATTTATAGGAGTAATATAATAATTTGTAAGTTTGCTACCCAAATCCACCCAATTACAATTATAGCCGCCTGCTCTTGTGTAAGGAGTAGTTATGTCTGGATAAACTCCTAGTTTGTCTATACACCTTGTGACGCCATCACCGCAGGTTAAATTTATACGTAACCATCTCGCTTCTGGGTCTTCCAAATATGTATACTTTTCAGAAGGAACTGTAAAGGACTCGGTCCAAAGAGCTGTTCCTCTAATTATGATAATTTCATCTAAATAGCCTTTAAAGTAGTTTTGTGAATTATCTCCCCACATATAGTAGTAACCCACAAGAAAATACTCATCAGCAGTACCTTGATGAAAATCTGATATAGCAAAAGCACCAGAATTTTGCAAAATACCATTTTTAAATGCGTATATTTTACCTTCTTTTCTACAAAGTGCCCAGTGTGTCCATGTATCGTAAGTAACAGCACCCATAGAAAAGGTATAATGTCCATAACCACCATAATACGATGCTAAATACATAATGTCCGCCGATACAATTATTGAATACCCATAATTATTAGAATAAGACATAACAGAAGATATAGCTATACCTTTATTCCCTACTGCTCGCTTTTCCCACCAATGCATAGTAAAATCATCGGTCCTCAACATTAATTTTTCTACAGTATTATCTGTAGATTTATATTTTACTTTTAAGTAAGAGGAGCCATTTAAGTAAAGGGAGCCTTCAGGGAATTTATAAGTGCTTCCGCTTATTGTTGGGGTACCTACAGTACTAATTTTATAATAGTTTTGAGAAGTATCCACAAAATTAATAGCATCAAACTGTAATAATAAAGTTGGTTTTGGATTATTCCATATAACCTTACTTGGTGATTCTACATCACTATTTGAATAATACGTCCTCATGTCCTTTGTTATAAAATACTTATTTGATAAAGACCCATAATTACGCACTATACTTAGGTTATGTGCTTTCTTTAAATCCACCGCTATCGAATTTTCATAAAAAGTATCATGCTTTCCTATAGTTGCGCTACCCAATTTTAAATAATTTATATTATTGTTACTTACATAAATATCAAAAGAAGTATTAAAAGTATTAATATGTCTTATTTTTATTGTATCAATTAAATCACCACATTTTAAATTAAAAGCCACACTTCTCTGCCCTGATATAGAGTCATTACTTAACATAGGCGCCCCACATATTTTACACGCAAGAGTCCCTATATTAGTTATTTTTATTTTTGCTATTTTGGAATCAGTCATATAACCGTTGTATATCTCGGTTCCATCTAATAAACAAACAAGATTTTTATTTTTACGTTTTATTATTAATCTACTATTTGTCACGCGTGAAAAAGTAGTAACTTCAAAAGATGGAAAAGTATCCCTATTATTGCTTACAATAGTCATCATCTTATAGCTTGTGGAAGCATCACTAAAAAGTCTTACTTTACATACTAACTGATTATAAGCATCGTAAAAGTAATAGTTCATGTCTATAGTGGCTGTAGAGATACCTACAGCGTAAAAATGAACATCAAAAGTAAAATCGGATATTAATTCAACATCAGCTGTTATCTCGCTTAAACCTGTAGAATTAAACTTCGCATAACTATTATTTATATCTATAGATTGAGCCGGAGTATTATTTACCCACTGAACATCTACAGGTATTCTTGTAATATCATTCATTAGGATTCTTGTTGAAAGATTGATGCCCCTACTCGGCCTTGACTGTGCTTGATTAACCGTATCTTCTCCACCAGTATTAGAGTAATAAACTCTATCCGCTTCTACATAATCATCTTGATAGTATGGAAACACCGAAATTACATGTGACTCTCCCTGTAAAGGAATTATTTTCCAGTAGGTGCTTGAAACTATAGGTATAGTTATAGAACTTTCTTTGATTGAATTTTCATTATAAAATCCTATGGAATCTCCATGGCTAAATGTGCCAAGATGATCCCAATTTACACCATCTGTTTTTGAATAAATGTTAACTCCATCAATTAAATTTTTTAATCCATAAGTATTACAATTAATACCTACCTGTCCCATAGCTGTTCTTATTGAATAATCATCATTTTTATTTATTGTTCCGCCAGCACCAACCTGAGGGTATTTTATTGATTCATCAGAATCTAGTTTAGACCAATAAAGCAAAGCATTATAATTGGACATGTCTCTAGGTATGCCTACATGTAAATCTTGTGGTCTATCAAAAACATTTTCTATTTCAACCTTATTTATTTCGCCCACAGAATTTAATTTAGAGCCTTCTAATAAAATATTATCAACACAGTCCTTCATCTTTGACTCTGCGGATACGTCACAAAATATACTTTGCAATTCGAAAGAGGATTGTGACTCCAACTCCAATTTAAAATACTTAGTGGCATCTCCTATTACCGCTCTTATTTCATTATCCTGTGAATCATAAAATGAAGCAGAAGACCAATCTTCACCGTAGTCGGATTTAATCAGTGAGGCATTATCCACCAATGTTGGATCTGTTTTAAATTTACTATATAATTCTATCTCCATCATTTTCGTGCTGGCATGGTGTGTTGTATGTATACAAAATCCGGCACACTCTATATCATCAAACTTATGCTCTATTATATTCCAATTCATATGCGCTGCCGTTTCTACCTGTGATTGATTGGTACAATTTCCATCGGCATCAAAAATGGGTAAAATAGTAGGCATAGGGTTATTAAATAAAACAGCCTGAAAATTTGTAGTAAGTTGATCTGGATATTGAGTATCCCTATAGTAAGCTATACCATCCAAAACTACCTCGGTGTAACTTGGAACAAAATTGTAACCAGGTACAATAGAATTTCCTAGACCTTTTCCGTCCCCCAAATAAGTATTTAAAGAAAAAGATTTAAAATTTGTTGATTCTTTAAAATACATAATACTTTTATGCACGTTAGTAGTAAAACCTCTAGGAAACGTAATATAAAAAGTTATAGGATCAAATTCATAATCCCTTACCGAAGCACTTGTTCTAGGCCATCCGAATTCATGTCTTTCTGCTGGAATACGATTATAATCGTTGGCACCATTATGTTGCCATTCAGCATCGCCATTAACAAAAAAATAAGCTACGTCACCAACAGTATATAAACCATCAGCATTAAGTCCATAAGAATCCCCTATTCTACCATTATCTGGTGTTCTAATACCATCACTTAAACAACTTACGCCGTAAGCAATACTAGTATGATAAAAATACTCTGGTACAATCATATAATAATTACTACAAACATGCGTGTGCTTTTCATTATATAAATTAACGGTCCAATTTACATCTAAACAACTAGCTATATTATACTCGAAATAATCTGTGGTCTCCCCACCTACTAAACCAAAAGTCTCTATATTTACTTTTTCTCCTAAATCAATATCTAAAACAACGTTCGTTTGTAACCTATTACTGCGAGCGTAACAACAAAATCCAGTCACTCCATATGAATAAGGTTCGCCAGGGTCAAAAGCTGTGTCTAAAGGAGGTGCCCCAGACATTTGATAAAAAGTAGCATTGGGCTTTCCTCCAAAAGTAGATAAAGGGGCGGAAACATCTATATTATAAAAAGCCAAAACATCTCCCTTGCTAACAAGTATATTACAATCTACTCTGTAGGTTACATGCCTAACTGTATAAATACTTGTACCAACTTCTGGTGGTATGACTTCTTCTGAAATTACTTTAAATGTCCCATTTTTATGCGGCCGCAAAATATAAACTTTAGCAGTTGTTCCTTTATAAACTTTACCATTAACATATATCTTATTTAATCTGCCACTATCATTTATAGGATGGGACAGTTCAATTATGGTGGCACCTTTATTAAGGTATGGTTCAAAATATTCTATGGCGCCGGCTGTGCCAACTTGATTACTGGCAGTCATAGAGTCAGCAAAATCTCTCCTACCGGCCTCAACATTGTATTGAAATGGATTATGTATATATGGAGAACTTGTTTTTCCATCATTAATTAAACTGTTAAGTTCAAAATATTTTAATCTTCTAGCTGCTGCGTAATCAAAGCCGGAGGCTGCCCGCTCCCCATTAAAAGTTGTTGAAACATCTACATTATTTTTAAAAAATCCTAATTCCTCCATAGCTGTGCCTTGTTCTATAACTATAGGCAACTGCTCTACGCTACCAGAATATATTTTTATTTTATTATAAAATGTGTGTTCCACATCAACATAAGCATAAGCGCCTACGCTACTTTTACTTAAACTGTTAGCTATAATTTTTGATAATTCCCTACCAGTTATATTAATATTAGTCCCTAATTTTACTAACTCAGCCCCATAACCACCTATGTTAATATATAGCTCATCATTTACACCAGATGTTGTTGTATATATATCTTTAGATACGCCTGCTTCTATAAATGCCCTTTTACCGGCGCCGGGACAAGGGTGTGTATAATACGAATAATAATCGCATTGATTATTACCACAAGTATATTTATTTATAGCATCAACTTTTATATACTTAATGGCAAACTTGTCACCGGAAGAGCCATCAATCATTGGGTAAAATCTTAATTGATTTATATCCCCCTGCCATCTCTGACTTGGTCCTAAATTTATATCATATAAATGCCACTTATCATCCGATATTAAATCGAACTCGTGCTCTTTATCTGAATTCCAAATTTCATCTCCTAATAAAAGCCATCTAACTTTTCCTTTTGTGGCTGATCTTAAAGGATTATTTGTAGTTAGTTTCATCATAACTTTTATGTGATAATATTCTTCAGCGGCTAAAGGCGAAAAAACATTCGTCCTACCAATATAACATTCATTATCAGAAGCTGTCCCAAATAAGATACCTTGCCAACATCCATATAAAAAAACATTATTATAAATATCCCAACCATATACGTCACCATTAATGCTAAAATCAGTAGTATATCCTACCAAACTATCATAGCGACAAAGGTCTGAATTACGTATAGTATTAGCATTTTTTAAGTAATTATATTTCACTTTTTTTCCTTATAGAGCAAACATTATAAATGCTTGTTAAACAGTGTCCATTATTGAAGGACCCCATACACTTACCACAATAAACAGAGGCAGAGTTATCCTCTAAATCCAACTCTCGCAGCCTTTTATATTCTTGTTGTTGTCTTAAATCCATAGCAACCTTAGCTAACTCATAACGAACTTTGTTATATACTTCTGCTATGGTTAGTTTTATTGTTGTATTACAATCTAAACAGGTGTATAACATATAAGCTTGAATAGTATTTGGATCTAATTTACCATCCACACTAACTAAATAATTCATAGTTTTAGTATAAACATCTACGGTTCTTTTATGATCTAAAACCAACTCACCATTACATTTATCACAAGGTATTTTAAACATTAATATCCACTAAGGGCCTCATCTAAAGATGATAACATTTGTTGTAGTTCTTTCATTTTAGGGTTATTTGCCCAATACTTCCCTTCCCACCCGCCATATTTATTAAAATCGTCTCTGGCAATATCAGCATCTACTGCATATCCAATTTCATCATTTGGAAAATATTGAAAAGGATATTTTTTTAAAGTGGTTGGATAAACTAAACGACTAAGAGGTGAAGCAAAAGCTTTGCTTGTGGTCGCTCTAGCAAAGTATTTTGGATAAATAGCAAAAATTAACGTAGACATTATATCAAGCCTATCCATTAGTAATGATGACCCTAAACTATATTGTGTGACCTCATTAAAATGCTTCATGTATCCTCCAAATTTTATTCTCTTTTTAGGATCAACATATACGGTTCCTACACCGTACATAGCCTCCCCGTAACCTGTAGTATTTATAGTGTCACCAAAAACTTTTTCCATCTGTATATACTCATATGAAAAAGATCTGTCACCACACCAGGTTTTCATATATGCCCCTTGAACAAACTTATGCCCCGCCGGACTATATGGAGATTGTTCAACTAATTCTGACAAAGGTGCTACATAAGTATTTTTAAAAGAACACGTAGAAGGTAATGACATTTTCATTCTATTATCAGCTAAAAATTCTCCTAATGTTGGAGGAAGAATTATACTCATAGACATATCATCTTTAAGTGGCTTCACCGCAGCATCAAACAATTCTTTTTGTTTTTTCTCCATCTGTATGGGTGAGCCTTTTAAAGGCTCTAATTCCGGTTGTATTTTTTGAACATAACGTCCTTGACATTTATTAACAAAACTCATAGCCTCATCACTACTGGCAAGTATGCCTTTATTACGGTCAAAGACTTTTTTAACAATTTCTGGTTTATTATTTGAACATTCCATGACGCCTAGTCTAGAATCTCGTTGCCAAATGGTAGATAATTCTAAAGGATTAGCAGATAAAAGGGCATTACTATCATCTCCTTGTGGTGCCATATCCCCATGGTTTCCCACTGATATATGATACATCCTTTCGTAGGTATTTATATACTCTGTGGCGCTGGCCGCCCACTCCTCATGCAACTTCAATCCAGTTATTTCAATAGAATTATTATAATCTAAATAGCTACCTCCAAAGGCAAGCTGGGATAACTTTATCAAAACTCTATCTCTTCCGCCTGTAATTAAATACGCTAAGGGCACAATACAATCCACTCTAACCTTTTTTAATACTACTGGTGCTGGCTTTCCAACTACTGGTACTGATGGAGAATCCATGGATAAACTATTATATAAACTATAATACTCGCCAAAATATGGCTCATCCGATGAATAGCCAGAGGATGCTTCTGGGGCGTATACACCGACGGCCGGCACATGATACAAAACTGCGGGCTTCATCCTTATATTCCCATCAGCATCCCGTAACACATTCCCATTAGCATCTAATAAAGGCTCTTCCTCCTGATAGCCATATTTAAATTCTAACACAACCCTAGAAATAGTTTTTACTTTCTTACCAAAAGTAAATGTGAAATAAAGAAAGTCTGCGCTAGACGTATAAGTACTTGCTGCACCACCTTGTGGTGATTGATCTACTAAAGGGGGCCAAGCACTGTCAAAAAAACTACTTCCTGCTGTTATATATGCATCAAATTCTACAACTTCTTCTAATATTTTAGGAAAAAATGGGAAACCTGATGCAAATACCTCTACCTTTAGGCCTGTTTTAAAATACTTATAATCATAGACGCTAGGATTATCTTCTTGTCTGTTTTGTTTTACAGAATTAGCATCAGAGATGGCATCAGATCCATTATCAAATAAAGAAACGCCGCCATACCAAGGATGTTTAGTACATGTATCGTAAAGACTATAATTAGGTGCTTTCTTATGGGCGTCGCCACCAGACCAATCAAAGTAACGTACTGGTCCATCATCTAATTGCATACCTGGAAGTCCAATATATTTGCCGTCTACCCCTCTGTTTGGCGCCACAAATTTTAATTCATGTCTTCCCTCGTCTATGGTTCTGGTATACTCCCTCAAATACATATCATGAACATAACTTGGGTAAGAAACACTACAAAAAAGATGAAGACCTACTAAATTACCACCTTCTCTTGTATATGGCTTTTTAGTGTCATCCTCGGATGAGGCTAGAAATAATGAGTCAAGTGAAATTAAAACTCTACGCTCCAAAGGCTTCCAATAGTCGCGCCAAGCCCATTGTATAGATTGTCCAGCCCCCATGCTCTTAAATTCATACCAAGGGATAGAATCCCTAAACATATAACCGTAACCTTGGGGATAAGTTATCTGCTCATCTGCTCTTACCCTAAATACATCATCGAATCTGTATCGCCCTTGAGATATACTTTCATTAACACTAATACCATCTATAGTTTCTGCTAACATATAACTCATGGGGTTTATAGTATTTTGGCCAACACCACTATCATACGCCCAAAAAGTCTCCTCTCCCTCTTTAGTTATATCTACATCACCAAATGCCATTGGTATTGGCAACCACTTCCATGCTCTGGTTATACACTTCTGTGGACGAGTTTCATAATACTGCACTCTATCCATAGCTCTATATGATCGTGCAAAAGGACGAGATGGGTTCCCAAACTCAGGCCAAAGCTCTAACTCTTTTTCCCATTTAAGTAATTGAGTATCTGATATACCAGATCTTATTTGGCCATACCCCATAAAAATATTTGAATCTTTTGGTGTAACTTTAACAGCATTAAACTTATCTTTTCCACAATCACAGGCGGTGGGTATATGACAAAAATCACCGGTCCAGCCCATATACATATCTGGCCCCAAATACCTTAAATCATGCTGACCATGTTTATAATCCACATAGTTACCCATGTCGGTGCCTTCGGTAAAAACATCCATTACCTCCATGGCAGAATAGTCTTGGTTAGTTACTAACTCATAGGATTGGTATCCTTTACAAAAAGTATATGGCCACCATAAAGCGCCTATCGTTTTACTATCATGTGTGTATGCTGACTTCCAAGTAACGGTAGATAATAAATTATGGTCACCACATTGGGGGTCTCTTGTTTCTCTATGTCTCCCATTAACGATGGTGGTACCAAAACCTTCCATCCTTAATACTGTGGAGGCATATTCCCCAGTTTGTATAGGAACCTCGCTCCACGTACCATGACATCTACAAGTAGGCAAACAAGCATAATCCTTATATTCCGCTGCCCAAGTATACCTCATCTCCACATCTGGGCAAAATGGTTGCTTTACCCAAGTAACCATCTTTGTTCTAGTTGAACCAACATCTCTACCAGATCTTCCTTTAAATGTCACTCCAGCTATAGTAGTTGCCACGAACTGAGTTAAAATATAAGGATTATTACCACTAATAAAAGGCTTGTTTAAAACTGATTGATTGTCGTAGTGAGTTGCTGCCTGCCAACCATCCCCAGGGTTTTCACCAAAACTCCTTTTTTGAAATATTGTTAAATTACCTAAAACAACATTATCTTTACCATCACAAGGAGTTTTATATTTGTTTATGTCTTTAGGATACAAAATAACCTCATTTGGAGATAGCTGGCCGTAGTAAGAATGTAAAATAACCTCTAATGGGCAAAAACTCCCATCTTGATAATATATTATATACTCATCAGCTATCCAAGGTAAAACCGCGTTGGAAACCTCCAAGTTATCTAAAGTTAAAACAATATAACCATCTGGTAATACTTTATATTCAGTAGGGCTTAAAGTATAAACTTCAGTAATCTTTAAATATAATATATAACCAGTAAGATGAGAATCAAGAATATTTGCATCATCAGTTGCTACAACATCTGCGCCTGGCTGTCCACCACAAGGGTCTATATTAGTAAGTAAATGAAAGTCATAGTCATTAAATACATAAGATACTGTTGGAGTAAATCCACCATGAGATATAGGTACAAATTCAAACTGAATATCTCCATTATCATTCTTATCACAAGCGAAGGTTTTCTCATAGTAAGGTAATCCAACTACAGCTCCCCCATCACCATTAATAGCAAAATTTGTCTGTACTACCATTCCGCCAACAAAGTACTTATTAAATGTTATTTTATCATATTCCCAGGTACCTTGTCCTTTACTAAAAGCAAAAATTATATTTTCATTATAATAAGTATTAATATTTACAGCAAAAGTATTTCCTCCTGGGTCTGTAAGGTTGCATCTTAACTTTTCTGGGGCTATTATCGTCAAACCACTTAACAGTGTGTTTAAATCTTCTTTTAATTGAGCAAATTTTACAGGATTATTCAAACCTAATTCTATATCCAGCATAGAATCATATTGATATAAATATGAGGAAAGTATATTTTTAATTTCAGGATCACTGCCATTTAAAACAAAAGTATTAGATAAATAGAAAGACTCCCCATAAATAATAAACTCTTTGTCTTCCATAAGAGTTGTTGTTTCATAGTAATTTCTACCATTTTCTTGCTCAAATGTATTTCTAATAATTGGAGCTAACAGAACATGTTTTAAATTTGAAATTAATGATGGATAATTGGGCCCCTGGTTACCTGCTTTTAAACCGGCGGTTATAGTGGTTTTTTCATAGCCTATTGTAAATGGATCAAAATTCTCTATATATACTTTTGTTACCCCCATTCTATACTCTTGATTACCATTACTATCAATCAAAATACTTGTTTTATCCGAGTCCCATCCATCCCAGGCGTATATATAAGCATCTGAAAAATATAACTCATATAAACCTTTGGTCCAACGTTCCTTTCTAATATAATAACGTAACTCGTGTATTTGTTCTGCTTTAACCTTATCCCCGGGCTTCATTTTTAAATCAGTACAATACTGCCAACAGACCCCCGTATAATTAGAACAATCAGAGCTTGCTCCATTACATTTATAATAAAAACGTCCACCTACTACTCCGCCATCTCTAAAATTTACTACTCCAAGTTGTTTACAATCACATTTTGTATTAAAATAAGCTATTTTTCCATCTGTGCCAGGAGCATACATTGCTACATCACCTTTCCACCAAGCACACTTAGAGAGTCTAGCTCTCTCATTTAAAATCTCATAATCTAAAGGGAGTCTATAACCTAACTCTTCGGCAATTAAACAATACTCTTCTTCTGGGAAATTGGTAGCTTTTCTTGTTTTTACATCTACATCTTCACTAGGTTTTACTATACCAAAACCTAAAATATAAGGCATATAACCAGCGCATTCTATGGAGGTACCCTTATTATCACAATCACCATTATTATATTTAGTAATATCGCTAAAGGTAAATGTGGGTATAGTTTTTATAAAACCCTTAGCATCAAATATAGGCTCACTTAAAGGTACTACCCAGCTCTTACAGGTTTTTACATTATGAACGTGCCTAGTTGGATCTGGGAGAATACAGCGATATTTTGTTGAGCCTGCTGCTTTATAAGCTTGGCATTTAATATTTGTGCCAATATTATTACAAAAAGGATAGGTTATTCTTGTACGAGCACAAAGGTCAGCCTCTTCAAAACCATTATCTTCATAATAGCTGCAAACATGAATATCATCATGCCAATACTTACAAACTGATGGCTCTTCGTACCAATACTGACAGGGGTTATACTGAACTGGATCTGGCATTATCTAAGGGTCTCTGTAGTCATAGTGAATCTACCTGTATTTTCATCTACAGAGTAAAACACTTTGGTAGCCCCTTCATAATAGCCTATAGTTCTCTTTTCTACCCGCGCGGAATCTTCTCTTCCTGGGGCAACTGAAATGCGATTCTTGACTAAGTAAGCTTGTTTATTTGATAAATCCCAACGTCTGCCATCAAACATCAAAGTAAGGGATTGAATACTAATTTTTGGAACTTCTTTCCAGGGCATTTCACCTTCAAATATTAAAGTTCCATCTGTAAGGGTAACTATCCATCCTCTTGTAAAACGATTTCTGTTAATCATAGGGAATCCTTTTTCATTATTTCATGAATACTACTTCTATATTAATCGGGGTGTGGTCTTTAACCCACTCTACTTTATATTCATCATCCTCATCGTACAAATCAGAACTTTTTATTTCAATGTATTTGTTTTCTTCTGGGAGAAAGAAATCTGGGGTATATGTTTTTCGGATACCTTCCTTGTTTATGTAAGGGAAATGTGCAGACTCATATCTCCAGGAAATACCTTTTTCATCCAATTGGGTAGCATATTTGGCCTCTATTTTAGAACGGAATTTTACTAAACCATTTTCTTTTGATTCATAAAAAGTAGGGGTTCCAAAAATGTTTTTATAATTTTTATTAATTACAGCCTTTTCAGATATGTTACAACGTCTAATTTTTTCGTTTCGTTCTTTTGTGGCTTCTTTTCCAAACAAACGTGTAAAATTCCTAGTAATAGTATGTCTATCCGTACCAACTTCTAAACCTATATCGTCCAAATTAAGATCACTATCAAAATATTTCTTAAACAATGTATATAGATAATCTCTATGTAGGTCACATTTTCTACTTCTCATTGAAAGGTGTTGATTAAGTTTTAACACTGGGACTTTACAAACTGGGCATTCTGTTAATGTGCCAGCTCTTTCGGATACTTTTATACAGTCCTCACAATAACCTCTTCCTGCATGAGGTCTATTTGTTGTTTTACATAACTGGCATTCATCATAAAGTTGGGACCAGGCACCAAATCGTCTTTCTTGGATACCTTTTTTTCTATCCCTTACAACATTATAACAATTACCACATAACCCTTTAGCTTTATATACCTTATCATTTTTTCCACATTTTATACAAACTTTTTCTTTCCAATCATAATTTTTATAAAAATTATCTCTATAACAATTTCTACATAAACCATTGGCCCTATGTTTAATTTTAGTGGTACCACAAATACTACAAGACTCATATTTCATAGACCACTTACCATCTAAAGACCATCCTTCTTTATGTCTTCTATTATGCCCACATATAAAAATATTATCTTTTCTAGTTATTCCACCACACCCGCATTGACATTCCATAGCTTTTCTCCTTATTGAGATTTTTTAATTTTTTAAGGTTAGGTAGGATGAATAAGCATCCTACCAGCGTTGGCCAACGTTGTCCCTTAATTCTATCAATTATGAATAATCGTAATAAAAACGGCTATTTAAGCTCGAATTTGCCCCTGTTTCGGCCGTTCCAAGTCTAATATTAACATAAATAACATCGCTTGTCAACCCATAACTTCCGATAGACTCAGAATCGTCTGCGTTATCTACTATATGCAAGTTTTCTTTAGTGCTATAAAGATAAGCTGGCGGGGTATCATTATCAATATCACCAGCTACAATTCCTGGATACCACTCGATACCAGTAATTTCCCCAGAACCTGCTTTATTTTTCTGGCCCACTGTACCAAATCTAAATTTAGTATCTGAATTACCTTCATCGTGATGATTAAATGAGCCATGAGATTGTTGACCAAACTTAACCGAAGAAACCTCAACAGCACCAGCCTCAACCTCAAACAAAATACACTTGACAGCACTCTCGGTGGATACCGTAACATTTCCATAATTGAGACTTGTTATATTATAGTTTAAAGGTTTAGGTCCGGTACACCTAACAGTAAACTCCTCACCAGCACTTAGGGAAGAACCACCAGTTGGATTAAACATGACATATAACCCCTTGGTACCAACCCTGGAGTAACCACCAGAAACAGTTGTTAAAGGAACGCTACTCATATCCCCTCTGTTGGAACTATAAACATAAGAGGCACTACCCACCACCGCAGAGGCATTCGTGCCTGTAGCGTAATCTGGCTTGTAACAAGCTATGGTCCACGCTGGGTTAGCGGTATTAAATACTGCGTCAGAGAATTTAACCATTAATCCTTTTGTTCCTACTTTATACCAATGGTCTGGATATAACAACTCAACATAAACACCACCAGATGAGTTATCGGTGGCAGTAGAAGATGTCCAAGTCATGGTGGGTACATTTCCTGTACCAGCACCCATGGTAGAACCATTTGATGTGCTTATAATTATTGTGTAAGTGATATCAACTGTGTTATTAAAAATGCCACCAGTTGTAATGGTACCATCATAAGTATTAGCTCCACCTTTTGTAGCAGTTCCTATACCCCTAGAAGCATGATTATCATTACTTACAACAATACTATAAGTTTCATCAAATAGGCCATAGTAAGTTCCTGAAGTAGAAACTGTACCATTAAAAGTATAAGGAGAAGAAGCTAGATGTGGGATATACACTGCCCCACCTGTCTCAACCTTGGCATCAAAACCAAGCACTGAATGGGCACTATCTGTACCACTTGATACTACTACACTTGAAGATGACCCCATCGAGCCAGAATAAATCTTGAAACAATTATTATAAGTATTACCTGACACTCTGTCGTATTGATTTGAAAACTCACAATAGGCCTGATCATATCTGGCGTCACTCTTACCAAGATTTCTAAGCTTTTCAGTTATGTCTCTAGCAACATAACGAGGATCTAAAAGGGCCCCAGAGTAAAGAGTAATGGTACTACTATCCCCATCTATACTTAAATAGAGTTTATTAGTAGTTTGGCCAATAGTAAATTGGTCTCCTATAGAAGAAGTTCCTATAGAATATCCCATAGTCCCTTTACAACCTGCTCCTCTACCATCCCCTATTGTTCCAGAAGATGTTGGATTATATTGTACAACTCTTGCTCTTGCTGCCATATTTTTATTCCTCCTAAAGTTATAACTTAATTATATATTTTTAAATTGTTGGATCTTCTATGGTGAAATTCCATGTGTATGGATCCATTTCATTCCCCGCCAAATCTTTTACACCACTTACTGTTACTGTATATGTTCTACCATAGTAAAAGGCTGTTGATTGGGTCCTCAATTCCGCTCCAAGATCTACATCCTCTACAGGTAAAATTGAAGATGGGATATCATAAGCACTGTAATCTTTTGTTCTAAAGCGATAAAATTCCGTGACTGTATTTGGGCACGTAGCTTTATTTTTAGCAGTTACTAATATCTCAACTTCTTTATTTACACCCCAATCTACTACTTTATTATAGGTTACATTATACCCGTATAAAAGATGGTAATCCTCTTCCTTAACATCTCCTAATGTGTTTTGCATGTGAACTGTATAGATTAACACGTCATCAGATAAGAAATCGTCTGGTGGGTTATAAAACATCCTTTTACCGTTATTTATACCAGAAAAGGTTACTACTACTCTTTCGCCATCCACCAAAAAATATGAATTACCCTCATCTATTTCACTAACATAATCTATTAAATCTACCCAAGCTGTTGTTGTAGCGTCTACGAACTCCTCTACATCTAAGAAAAAATCTGCTGTATATAAACTCCAAGTTCTAATGTCGCACTCAATATTATTACTTGTTTTCCAACCTGCGGCCGTAAAATCTATATAAAATCCAACACAATTACTTAATGGGACCTCCATTTCAGCATTTATATATATAACTTTTTGCTGCGTATTAAAAATATCAGAATCAACATATCTGGTTTTAAGAATAGTATTAAATATATCTGATGGTAAAGCAACAATACTACCAGAAGCTACTGTAATATCTGAGTTGATATAATTTATTTTTCTAGCAGTTGAAAAAATATCTCCATCTATACTTGCAGTTATTATAAAAGGAAATGTTATATCTACTATAGTATCATTATTTTTTATTCTTTCTTTACGAATTCTAAATTCATCTTCTGTAATTAATTCTCCTATCAAACTATTAAATCTAACTATATCCTTTATATCCTCATAATTATTAACTAAATTGTTTACATAAATTATAGTCTTAATCCTACTATAATCTACTACTTCGGGCCTAATCTTAACATCAACAGCGGTCTTTAAAAACCCATCTATTACTTCATTTATTTGAAATTTAGTTACTGTTGATTTTATTCCAGATTGAGTTGGGGCTATTGTAAATTGATCTATTATGTCATTTGATCCAGACAGTGCGGCGTTTGTTTGAAATAGCGTTTCTGTTTTAATTAATGAGGTTTTAGTACCAGTTACAGTAAAAAAAACAAGCGTATCTACCTCGTTAGTTGTTGAGTCGGCTACTAAAAAATAAGTGCCTATATCCCTATATGCAGAAGACCCACTCTCCAACGTAAAAACTGTGGGAAGTAAAGACTCCATATAGGATAAATCACCTATCTCTGACTCTACATAAACATCTATAGTTGGCATATGCGCCTACTTATGTGTATGAATAATGCAATGTTGTTACGAAATCATAATTGCCATTAGTAAAAGTTTCGTCTATATCATCGAGACGGGGCATAAACAATATGTACTCTCCATGTTCACTACCTGTATAACCTCCATTTGCAGCAAACCTTAAATCAAAAGTACCGTAAAAAGAATCGTTGCCTTTTAAAATTATATCACTCGCAGGAGGATGGACCATTGAATTTGAAATCCTATTTGACGTTGGAAGTTGTTTAGTTCCTAAACCGGCTCTATAAGCAACACAAGTAGCCTTATAGTGACCCTCAGCTAATATTTTATTATTAGTAGTCGTATGTGTATCATCGTCCCAAGCAGTCAATTTACAACCATAGGCCTCCCCTAAAGTTACTTCGAATATTACTGAGTTCTTTGGATTAACAAAAGCAGTATTAGAGGAGGTGGTCCCTAGTAATGAGCTTGACCAGCAATATAGTTTATCCCCTGCTGACAACACTTCAGTTCCTACAACACCACTTAAAGTTAGAGAGGTGTTGTACATTATTGCACCTGATGTAATTGCTTCAGGTGTTAACCAAGAACCCGGAATGGATGACTCTGGATCATAATTACTGGTTCCTGATATAACAGTAAAATCATTCATATCTATTTTATAAATTTTTACTGTATCATTACTAACTCCGGTGCCTATTTTCGATAAAGCATAAATATATCTTCCTGACGATTCCCCAGTTATACTTAATATACCGCTACTGGTAAGTCCTACAACATTGTTCATTAACCACTCATCGGCAGATGTATCATAAGAATAGACATGTGGTGGCACACTATCTTCTAAAAACCTTAGTAATGTTCCACTATTCGTGATACCCCAAGCTATTTTTGTTATATCTCCAGGATAATCTGTTTTAATGTCCCATGTATTAGCTGAGGTTGAATATTTATATAACTTACCAGAAATATTTCCTTTCAAAACATAAACAGAATCATCAAAAGCTTTTATTGAGCATCTAACGTCTAATGCCGAAGGCGTTGGAGCTAATATATCCCAAGTATTATCATTATTATAACGCCAAAAACCTGTAGTAGTGGCTCCTTGTATAGCATAAAAACACCCACTTGCTGAAACATAGTCCATATAAAAATAACTTTTTGCTCTGTATGGCAAATCAAGCAACTGGGACCAGGTGGACATATTATATTTATAAAAAGATTTTTCCTCTTGTCCCCTGATATAATATAAATTTGTTCCATCATTATTTAAATAAGCCCAATACTTATGCGTAAAATATGGGTCAGAAACATAGGTGGTATTTGAGAGTGGTGTACTAGATAAAGAGGACCATGTTCCACTAAAAGTAGTATTCCATATTCTATTTGATTTAACTCCCTCTACTATATAAATAGTATCATCTAAACATGTAATATTTTTTGTAGGAGTTATTTCATCAAAAAGTGTGTCACTTCCTGGCAAATAGCAAAGAACATCGTCAATTATGTCATACCTATAAAGATAGGACGTCCCAACAGTGGAATTAGCCTCAGTTATATAAAATTGATTATTAATTCCAGATGCCAAATTAAAATTAGATGCACTAATTGTAATGTCACCAAGACCGATTACTGAAGTACCGCTAAGTGTTGAATAGAAAAAATTTTTAGTATTATCATCAGTACTAATAAAACCAAAGAAATAATTTGGGCCTCTAGCAGCACGGCAAAAAAAGGGCTTACCCATAACACAGGATGTACTATTATAATAATGTATATCCCAAGTTTTAGCTACATTAACCACATCTGTTCCTTCAAAAGTGATTTGCAGTCCATGATAGCCTATAGTTATAGGCACATAAGCTGCTATGTTTGTAGCAAGTATAACCCCAGTACCACTGTTACCAAAATAATCACTATATTGATAGTTTAAATTAAAAGAACCAGGAATTCCTCCGGCACTCACACTTAAATGATATTCATAACTACCCGACTTTGAGTATGTGCCAGAGGCAGATATCGGTGGAGAATCATGAACACTTTCTGTAACATTAGCATTATAAACTAAAAAACCATTGGTAATATTATAAATACCAATACCATAAACACCTGCTGAGGAGTACTTGTCAAACACATAAGTATATATTTTTGTGTCATTTTTCCAAAAATAAGAACTTGTAGAAAGCGTACCTGCTGAATACTCAGCAAGAGAATAACTTTTATATAGGCTCCAGGTATCAGTAGATACAGTGTATTTATAAAATTTTAAACCAAGTTGTACGGTACATCTTGACATACAATATATAACATCAGCTTCACCCAAATTATCCATATATATGGGCGAATAAATATCAACTATGGGGGCATCTAAAGATGCCCAAGAATCATTAATAATATCATAAGACCAAAATACATATGTGCCTCCACTTAAAATATAAACTATATTATCAATTATTATAAAAGCCCCAGTAGTATTAAAAATGCCTGGAGAATTAGACCACCCAGTAGGAACCCACATATTATCAGCAATAGAATATTTATAAGATTCGCAGTAAGTGTCATAAAGTATTTTATAAACATACCCACCAACAGTTAGCGTATACCCTGCCACCTTTGTATAAGCATCAGAGGTAGATAAATATGGTTGATCCGGAATTAACTTGTCCATAGTAGTATCGTCTGTTGGTTTATATGAAATATAACTATTTATTACAAATGAGTCACTTATAGAAGATACGTCGTTAAATACTACTTTTACTTTTGCTGTATTAGAACTTTGTGTTGGTATTACTGTGGCTTGACCATCGTTTATTGCTGTTTGGTTTAGTGTCCAAGAACCACCATCATTATAAGAAACGTAAATTTGAACATTTTCGTAGCGCGAAATTCCTGAAGAATTCCACCAAACGTACTCTGCTTTATTATCGCCAAAAACCCACTCTGAAGCACCTGTAGGTCCTAATAATGTTAAAGTTACCCCAGATGTAGTTGCAGTATAAGAGCCTACATTAGAAACAGAGGCATAATTATCACTATCACTAACTACTCTTTCTGACAATAAAGATAAATCATTTCTTTCTAAAGTAACTTGTGCAGTAGAATGTATGTTAAAATCAAAAGGCGCTGTTAAAGTAAGAGTGTTAAAAAAAGTATCTTGTTTAGTATTTGAATTTAATTGTTCTTTTGGACTTCTTTGATCTGAAGCGGCCCTAAACATATAATCTGTGGCCTCATACCAAGTTCCAATATATTTACCTCCTGGAAGTATATGAGATCTTGTCCCAGCTGCTGCTGGAGAAGTTATATTGGGACTAGTAAATACTATCTTTGATAAATCAAAATAGGAAACATAAGAACTACCCCAAAATTTTTTATTTATAGTAACAGCCATAAGAGCTCCTTTTTAAGCGGCGATTTTCCAATACGGGGATTCTATTATTTTGTCTTCCTTTGTTACTACTACGTCCCCTATTTTATGTTTACTTAAATTATATTGACGTAAAACGACTCGATAATTAATTACATGATCACCATTGGTACCTTTTATATTAACACTATGAAATATCTTTTTCCCCGACTCCAAACTTTGTGATACCTCTACTAAATGTAAATAACGTTTAAATTTTGGAAATTGGATCAATTTACCGTTAGAAAGTTTATAGCTTAATTGTTTAAACCCATCTTTTAATTCTGACCATCCAGTATTTAATAAATTGCCCCCTCTAACTTTGTCTCCGTTTTCATACTCGGCAACAAAAAAACATTCTTCTGGGTCTACCATCTCTATCGTATTATATTTACCCTCAATTATAATTGTGTCCATAAAATCTCCTTAAATATAAAGATATCTAAAACTTAAAACTGGTGTATTGTGAAAACAAGAACTATCTGATGGTAATAACACATAGACATTAAAAGAAAGAAATTCATTTTCTACATAATCTGCATTCTTAAGCTTCACTCTATGGTCATAGCCTGCTAAACACTCTGATTTGGAACCATCACTCCCTCCGCCAGAATAGGTGGTTCCATGCCAATCCAATGCTGGAGCTTCATGTGTTGTCCTAACAGCGTTAATCATTGAATATGGGTAATTATTAGTACCTACTAAAACTGGAAAAGCGGTACTAGAAAAATTATATGTATCCCAAGCTT